CGGATCTTTTATCTCTCCTGCGCTCATGCTCAGGATCTGCCCATCCGTCATGGGGGTGAGCTGGATGTTGTGCCCCTTCTTCTCGACGTTGATCGCAGCAGCCCGAAGCATGTCCTCGAACTTCTGGAAGGCGAACGTCTTCTTGGGGGCGGGAAGGTAGTCACCCGTCTGGATAGCTCGCCACACCTGATTGTGCTGTGAGTTCCACCGACCACGGGGGTCTTCTCCCTCACTCTTCCAGGTCTGCATCTCCCGGATGTTTGCCTTGGCACCATGTGCCAGCATGGCGTACATCCCCATGTTTCCCATGGACTGCGCGCCGGTCTTTCCTCCACCCGAAGGAATCAGATTCATGTCGTAGCTCTCGGGCTCGCTGCCTAAGAGCGGAGTTCCTGCTCGAGCGCTGACCTTCTTGTCGATCTGGAAGTTCAGCTTGAGGATGTGCTGTGGGCCCACCAGAGCCTTACCCAGCTTCTGCCCGCTCACAGGATCGATGAGTTCCTCCTGGTCACTCAGCCCATGCTTCTTCAGCTCCTTCTTGATTCGGTCTAGCTGATCGACACCGTACTCGAAGTTCTGAACTACGAAAGGCTTACCGGTCTTCTCTGCAATCTTGCTGGCTGCGGTCTCGAGCACCTGACCCATATTCATGCGCCCAGGGATGCCTGCAGGGTTAAGCGCCATCTCAATGTGCTTGCCGTCCGCTGTGTGCGGCATCTCATGATCCGGAAGTACCGCAGTGATGATGCCCTTGTTTCCGTGACGACCGGCAATCTTGTCGCCCAGCTGCATAGGCTCTTCTGTCTTCACATGGACTCGAGTCTTACCCGACTTGTCCATGTGGACGCCCACAACAGTACCGGGGTAATCGCTTTTCCAGACCAGGCTAGCGTCCGTGTGCTGACTAGTCAGGCTCTTGCGAACTTGAGCGATGCTGTTACGGTCCCTGAGCTCGTAGGGCTTGGTAGCGAGTACCAGCGGATCTCCTGGCAGCACTCTCTGCCCAATTTTGACCACGCCGTTGTCGGTCAACTTCTCTAGCTGCTTCGTAGTGAAGGCTTCAGGATGATGAATCCGGTAGCGCTTCACATCTGATACCGCATCTCCTACTGAGATCTCGGGCTTATGTAGGTGGATGCTGGTCATCTTTTTGGCAGCGCTTTCGCTGATGACCACGCCGTCCTCGAAGTTGTACCCCTTGAAGGGAAGGTAGGCGACGCGCAGGTTGGCGCCAAGCGCCAGCTTCCCCTCCTTGGTGAAGTTGTTGTCTGCGACTACGGCTCCGGCACTGACCTTGTCTCCTACCTTCACCACCGGCATAGAATCAAGAACGGCCTTCTGGTCGTTCAGTGGGAAGTCGTTGTAGAGCCCAACCTTGTGGGTCTTACCAGTCCTGTCCTTGATGTGGACGGCACTCTTCGTTACCCCGACGACCGTCCCGGTCACAGGTGCGCGCTGGGCAGAGTTCTTTCCGATGAAGTCCTCGAAGGTCTCGTCGTGACGACCCGTGCCGACCTGTACCAGTGGGGCATCCCTGTGCTTGAGGCTGATGGCCTGCTCGATCTGACTAGTAGCGTAGCTAGCCCGGTTGCCCGAGTTGTTCCCAAGGAAGGGAATCATGTTACTGGTAACCCCAAACATCTGAGAGGAGTTAACCATCACGTAGTCCGCCTTCTTGAACGGCTGCTTCTCGATCTGATTACCCGTGCCCGAGACATTGACCTCGCTGCTCACAGGAACCGGACGGCCCTTGTGCCAACGTACCTGGTCTGGGAGCACGATCGTGGAGTCATGGAAAGTCTTGGGAGGGAGTCTTTCTATCTTCCCCGTACGGATATTGAACGCAGGAACTGTGGGGCTTTCCCCTTCTTTCCGCACACCCAGCGGAAGGCGCAGCGTCACACCCGTCTTACCTCCCTCGGGTGTGTTGATCGGGTCCAGATACCCTAGATGGCTGGGGCTGATGAGCTTGGCCTCGTCCTTGATGGCCTGCTCACTTTGGATGCCGCCTGGGCCCATGATGGTCGTCTGAAAACTAGACGACATCATCTCCAAGGGGTTGACCTGATCCGCAGTACGCGCCAACGCGTTGTCGGTAAAGGTAGATCGCACCTGGTCGTTGAACAGACCAGTAGGGATGACTTCGCGGATACTGGCGCCAGGCTTGTTGATCTGCCGCCGTACCTTGTACCCCACAGACTTCTGAACGTTCCATGAGGTTAGCTTGTCCTTGGCGTAGTCGCCTGTGGTTCGCAAGTTCTTGAAGACCAGGCTGTCGCGCTCATCTTCGGGGGCACCCTCGTTCTGTACCGCCAGCATTTTATTGGTGGCGCGGGTAAACACCTCACCGTTGATGTTGCTGAAGCCCTTACCCAGCGTGACCTCCGTAGACTCTGGACGGAGCTTCGAGTCCGCCATCACTTCGTGGAAGTAGCTACGGGCCTCCTGTAGGTCCTTCGGAGCTCTCTTCTTGTCTACCTTGAAGAACTTCTCCAGCCCTGTGGCGACGCCGCGATCTGCTTTGTTCGCTGCCAGAATCTCCTTCCCCCAATGCTTCTCAAGTGTGTCGTCATCTATCCCCAGCTCCTTCATAAGCGGATACACAGGGATGGCATCAGAGTCTCCCCGTGACATGCGAAAGAGTTTCTTCTCGGGGTTGAAGGTCAGGTCGAATGACCTTCTATTGGGTACGTTGAACTGCGCTTCGAGCTCCCCAGATTGCCGGCGCCTCGTGTAGACACCTGGCTTGAGCTGCCACTGGTTATCTACCTGTAGCTCGTTACCATCCACCATGTAGGTGAACCGCTTCGTCATCGTTGGAAGGTCACCGACCTTCATCGTCTTCTTCTCTAGAACCCTACCCGTCTCATTGTCCTTCATGACGAGCGTCGCCATGATGGGCACTGCCCACGTACGACCATTTACCTTTGCCTCGTGCTGCCCTGATACGTCCTCTGGGTCAGCCTTGTGCTCGTCGGCGTGGATCCCCTCTAGGTGAATAGTCGTGTTCCTCCCCTTCAACGGGAAGTGGCTCTTGATTCCTTCGAGGACGCCAGCCTTGAGGTCAGCGGTTGCTTCTTTGGGGTCTAGATACGCCATGTAGTCCCTGCGGTTAGCGTACTCTACGCGACTTCACTGCCGCAAGAACACCGGTGGAGACGGCATAAGAACTATGGAAGGAGGCCCCCCATGGGTCCTGGCATCAAGGAAGATGTCGAGGAGTTGTTCATGACTCCTCGAGACGACGATGACAACGAAGAAGAACAGAAGGAGGAGGAGCAAGAAGAAAAGGAGGAAGAGTGCTAGGGATAATCCTGTGGGGTCTAATCCTAGGCCTCCTCGAAGGTGCGCTGGCATGGTGCATCGAAGAGGGGCGTAGGAGGGAACGTGATCGTTCACCCGTTTAGGGAGAACGACCTCCTAGCCCCTATCCCCGGCACGCGGTTCCTTTCAGACGCGTTCGGACTCATGGGCTGTTCTTTCGAGGACCCCGTGACGTCCGAGCGGGTCTGGGTCATCGATGGTGTCTACGCTCCCATTCCTGGCCGCGCCATCGGGGGGCTGCGTGTTCACCTCACCGATCAGAAGGGCTTCATCTCCTTTTGCAACCAGCGTGACCTAGAGGTCTTACTGGGCCTGGCAAAGGGGGGTCAGTACTGCCCCTGGACGGGAGAGAAGTACTCTTACGTCAACGATGAGGCCGACGGTTGGATCGGTCTGTTCGTAGACGACATTGACCTAGCAGATGACCTCTTTGCAAGAGAGTTGAATCTGCGGGCACAACATCAGTGGGGTGTACTACCAGAGACAACGATCTCTCGCCGCATTCACCGCGCAGACAAAAACGACGTTGAGCGCCACGACATCCTTCTTTGGGATGCAGACCCTGTTACCGGGCTCGGACCAGACCCCAGTCTCGATAATCTTGAGTATCGATGGAAGCGCGTCGAAGAGGAACGGATCAGATGGGAACAACTTTGAAGCCCAGCTCTAGTGGGCATACCTGCGGTGCATGCGAGGAGGAGATCAAACTAGGACAAGAAATCTTCTGCCTCCGCGTTCACCGAATCTATGAGAACGAGGAAGGCGTATTCCTGTACGACCAGTTGGACTGTAAGGGAGAATACGTCTACCTCCCCTACTTCTTGTGTACCGACTGTTGGGAGGAGGATCAGGAAGACCTAGCAAACACCATCTACGGAGCGGTACCAGACAAGGCGCATCCGCACTTGCGGCAGTGTGACGTCTGCATGAGCAGCGTTATAAGCGGCGAGCTAGTTGGCCTCATCGAGTTTGGAGCGCTACACCTAGATGAGAGGCAGCCAGACAGTGGGGAGCGCTCTGTACTGTTCCTGCCACGAGGCGAGCCCTACTACCTCTGTACCTGCTGCCTGAACACCCTGAACGTCGAATGCAGGGAGTACTGGGACGAGCCAGTACGGAACAACGGAGAGTGCGAGCTCGGCGTGGAGGAACGTTGCTGGCGCACGGGTGAGTGCGAGCACGTCTGCAAGCACGAAAGGGCGTGGCAATGGGCATCGGAAAACATTACGTCTCCGCTCACGCCTTCAAAAGAATGAAGGAACGGTGGCCTACAGCTGCTGCTCTTTCAAAGCGAGCCCTACTGGAGTGGCTCGCTTCTAGCATCGAGTCCGCCCGCGCAGCGAACACATACGTGCGCGCACCGGGCGGGCTCTATGTACCCTTCGAGCTCGACTCGGAGGAGGGCTTCTTAGTCATCAAAGACGACTGCGTTGTCACAGTTCTACCCCGAGAGTGGGCGGAAGAAGTTAGTGAGTACTTGAAGGAGCGGCATGGATAAATTCACGAAGTTCGCACTTACCTGTTTGATGGCGCCTCTTGGTAACCCCAACGAGGTGCTCACCAATTGGGGGGTGCCGTTCAACATCATTGGAGGTTCAGGCGTAGCTAAAAGTGCGCGCCTTGGACAGATCTGCAAAGCACTAGAGCTGTACTGCTTCCCCATCTACAGCAGCACCAAACAACCTGAACACTTCTCCGGTGTGCCCGTCATAGGACCCAACGGGTTCAGCATCGAGTGCATCCTTCCTCAGGTGGTAAGTGCCATTGATGTGCGCAAAGCCTGCCTGTTCCTAGATGAGATCTCCACGGCCCCGGGTGCTGTACAGGCAGCTCTTCTCTCGTTCATAAACGAACGTCAGGTAGGAGAGTACGTGCTGCCTCCGTCTGTACGCATCATCATGGCGATGAACCCTCCCGACATCGCAGCGAATGGCCAGGAGCTAACCATCCCTATGATGAATCGAGCAGGGCACCAGAACTACATCAACCCCACTATCCCTCAGTGGGAGAACTACATGAGCAGCCTTGCCCCCGGTGGGAAGCTGGAGTTAGGGCTTCCTTCATTCAAGGACGCAGAGAAGCAAGTCAAGAGCACCTGGGCGGAGAACTTCGAGAAGGAGCTCCACATCTCTGCCGGCTTCTTGAAGGACAACGGTGGGCTGCACATCGTCAAGGAGCTCTCCGAGGGCGGTAAGGAAGAGACCCACGAGGTCAGCAAGTTCTACAACCCGCCGGGCCCCGACGACCCCAGAGCGTCAAAGCCATGGCCGACTCCTCGAACTTGGTCCCTTCTGGTATTCGGCACCACCGCCGCCACCTGCCTAGAGATGGACGAGACGGTCCACATCGATGTGGCCTCCTCCCTAGTAGGCGAGGGCTTGGCGGTAGAATGGTTTGCCTACCGAAAGAAGGCGAATCTCCCATCTTCAGAGGATGCCCTGGATGGGCGTTGGTCCATCCCGAAGCGCATGGACATCGTCCGAGCTGTTCTGGGAGGATGCGTCAACTTCGTGGTCTCTCAAGAGGACGCACAAGACAAGTTCAAACGAGCGAAACAATGCTGGGACCTGCTTAGAAAGTGCATGGACAAAGGCTACTCCGACATAGTGGTCCAGCCCGCTCGTGTTCTGATTCACGCGAGACTGGACTCGGACTGCCCCTCGGAGCAAGTAGCGGATGCTGCTGAAGAGGTCTGCGCGGAGCTCAATGACAACGGTATGCTCGAGTACATCCTACGCGCAAAGAGGTCGTAATGGACGACGAGGCCGCAATCCTTCACCGTCTGGCGCTCGCTAGAGCGGCTATTCTGGAGAAGACCGAGTACGTAGCGGAAACTCTGCTCAACCTGACTCCTGTGGTCGTCAATACACCTGGCGTCACTATGGGGATCACCAAGCATCTGGTCTTGTACGTAGGGGCAGACTTCGTTCTACGCAGCCCCTATGTCGATACCGACGCAAAGATGGCAGGGCTGGTACGCCATGAGCTCGAGCACCCGCTCCGAGGGATAGACCGGCTGGAGGCCCTACCAGATCTAGAGCTGGCCAACGACGCCGGCGATAGGGCCATTAACTACGACCTGCGCGAGGAAGGCGAGGAGCTCCCTGATTGCGGCATCTACCCCGAAGACGTGGGGCTCCCAGGCGGGAAGAACCTGGAGTGGTACTACGACAAGCTCCAGAAGATGTGTGCGGAGCAGAAGATCACCATTTCCCAATTGAGGGCCAAGGCGGCGGAGAAGAAGGGTAAAGGTGAAGGTCAGCCACAGATCGGCGTCGCGCAAGGAACCTGTGGTGGCGGCGGGGGCCACGCCTCGAACGCGGAGCTCGAAGCCGAGCTAGACGCTCAGTACGGCAAGAGCCCGGCCGAGGTAGAAGCCATCAGGAGAAAGACGCTGGAGGACATCGAGCAGTACATAGAAGCACACGGTAGGGGGTCCGTTCCGGGCCGGTACCACGAGCTCATCAAAACCAAGATCAAACCCCCAGACGTCAACTGGCGCCAAAAATTTAGGCAAGTTGCCAGACGTTCCTCCGGAGCCATCCGAGCAGGTGCTCGTGACTATTCGATGCAGCGCCCCTCCATGACAGGCATGTTTACTGGCGCGCTGCTGAGCGGACTTGTGGACCGCCCAATCGTGGCAGCAGTGGTGGTGGACACCTCGGGGTCCATGGGGCCCGATCAGCTACAAGATGCCCACAACGAAAGCTTCCACATCGCCAAGAAGATCACTTCCGACAAGATTTGGTTGCTACACGTCGACGTAGACGTCCACTACTGCCAGCAGGTGCGCGCAGCGCAGATACCCAATCTGGGGTTCCATGGTAGAGGCGGTACCGACTTCAGAATCGCCTTCGAGAAGCTAGTAAAGCTACGACCGCGGCCCAATCTCGTGATCTACATCACTGACGGCGACGGAGTTGCACCAGCAGCTCCTCCGAGAGGCATGGACGTAATCTGGTGTGTAGTCCGAACCCCTTGGGCTAGAAAGCCCGCCAACTGGGGGCACATTGTCGTCTGCGAAAAGAACCAGGCTCTCAAGCCGCCAATACTTCCAGAGTAGGAAGCAAGGTCAGGAACAGGGCCTACGGGCCCTGTTTCTTAGCCTGCCGTTTCAGTAGGCAGCAGCAACTTCATCTGTTGGACCAAGCCCTCTTTGCGGTCGCTCATCCCAGTGAGGTACTGGTCCACACTACCGCCCGTACTGCGCCCCATCAATACCCTTGCCATGCCCTTCCTCTCAGGACGCGTCGCAAGGTAGTTCTCAACCACTACATTCCTCTGCTCTTCTGGGAGGTGAGCATGGCTCCCAAAGCGGATGCCGCGGCCCTCCACCTGTTTAAGCTTCTCTGCATTCCAGTGCGGCTCTAGAATCTGAATCAGCCTGGTTCCCTTTAGATCAAGCCCCTCCCCGCCCGCGGAGCTCAGCAGAAGAACCTTCTTTTTTCCATCATTGTAGTCGCGTACAAGCTGCTCCCGCTCTCGCCTCTTCATCTCTCCGGTAAACTCGCCGTAGGGGATGCCTGCCCTATCCAACCGCTCCTTGTAGGGCTCGATGCCGCTCTTCAGATAGTTGGAGTACACGACTGCACGCGCTGTCGGCGTCGAAGTTAGGGTACTCTGCAAACGCTTGTACGCCGCATCGATCTTTGGCTCCTCTGGCGCCTTATTGGGAGCAAAGGCTCGAGTCGTATTCGATATCTGCCTCACCGCATTTACGAAAGCATTGAGCTGCTGCGCCTCCTTCTTGTCCGGAGGAAGCCCCGCTTTGACCTTGGCCGCCACCCAGTACGGAGCGGTGCCCATCATGGCGTCATAGGCCCTCAGCTGAGATTGCGTCATCGGGACTTCTACAGTCTTGCGCTGTACCGACGGAAATCCTTCTGTAGAGCTTGGATGGTAGTCCACCCACTTGCGGAAGACCGTACGAAGCTCGGGAGCGCGAAAGGGGTCGACCTCTTCCACAACCCCAGGTTTTACTCCGCGAACACGCGCGATGAACCCAGGCTGGACCTTACGTTCTCTGATGTACCTGCTCTTAAACTCTGTGGGGTCGGCTGGAAGTACCTTCTCTCCGGCGGCTAGGTTAACGAGGGGTGCAATGTCACTCGGTCGATTGTAAAAGGGGCTGGCTGTCAGCAGAAGACGCTTTTCTGTACCAGGAATGCTGTTCTTGAGCGCCTGGTATGTCTTGGTGTTGACCTCTCGAGCTCGGTGAGCCTCGTCTACAACCAGAAGAGGGTTAGACGCCCCCAAACGGCCCGCCTTGGAAACGCGCTGTAGGGTGGTCAACGCTGCCTCAGGAGAGGTTCCTTCTAGATGCTTATCGAGCTCCTTTAGGTAATTCGCCTGTAGAGCCGCAGGAACTACTACCGTTGCCGGCATCCCAAGAACATCCTGCGCAGCGATAGCCGTGAGGGTCTTTCCAGAGCCTAGCCCGTGCGCAACTACTAGCCCTGGTTGATCCTCTCTTTGGACCCTATCAACAACCCGTTGCTGATGGGGCTTCAACTCGGTCTTGACTGCCGAGATCTTGATGAGCTCGTCAGCAAACGCCTCCCAGAGCATGACTACACCAACTGCGACTGCCTACGGGCGGGCAGCTGCTCAGGGAGGGGGCGCTGATCTACTCCGGTATCGACCAACCCCTGCCCTGCCTGCCCTCCCTGCATAAGCCCCATGAACTGCTGAACCAGTTGCGCCAGCTCTGGACTCTGCGCCTCGAGCGCTGCCAGAGCCGCCTGCTGCTCCGGCGGTTGCATCTGGGAGATCTGGGTCGCATACATCTCAGCCATCTGAACGATGTCCACGCCAGACTGCTGGTCGTTTCCTAGTAGTGACTGCGCCTCTTGAGGTACGGTCTGAGAAGCCCCGGGCTCGGGAGGCAGAGACGCTGGAGGCGGGCCAGCAGGTGGCGCCGGAGGCTGCCCTCCTTGCCCTCCTGCCTGGGCTGCTGCCTGCTCCCCCTCTTGGGCCTGTGCTTGGGCCTGTCCTACGCCCATCTGACCCTCTGGACCCCCCGGCTCTCCTGGCGCCTGCGGTCCAGCCTGCGCGGCCATCATGGCCTGCTGCGCCTTCTGTTGGTACTTCATCATGATGACCTGAGACTCTCCCTGAATCTCGGCCATCGCGATCTGCTGCTTCTTGGTCGCGTGGATGCGCTCCGCGCTCTCCCGCACCATGATCTCGTTCTCTTCCTTGATGTCCAAGTCCGCATCCGCCAGAAGGGTCGTGTCGCTGATCTTCTGCGCTTGGTTGAGCTGGAAGAGGTAGCTCTTTCGCTGAAGGTCGTCCGCCATCTTGAAGGGCTTGAAGCGGATACCCACCTCAGGCCACCCCATGAAGTGCGCGACCATCTTCATGATCCATACAGCCATCTGTCGCTGACGGCTGATGTAGCTGATGAACGCGTTCTCCAGCATTCGCATGGACACGTTAGTGCCGGCGTAGCTCAGGCCACCCTGCAGGAACTCTCTAGGGACGCCCATGCCCATGATGATGTGCTCACCGAGCTGCTGCATCTCTCCTTGAAGTAGAAGGGCCTTGCCATCCCCACCGATGCTCTGATTCCCCAGAGGCAACGGCATGATGGGGATGTAGTTGTTGTCGAAACGCCATCGAGCGATCTCGGCAGCGACCTGGTCTCTCCACTCCGTTAGGTTGATGGTCGTGAAGGGGTCACTGGTTCCAGACGCTGCTTGCGGAAACAAGACGCGTAGAGGAACGATGTGCTCTACGAGAATTGCCTCTTGGGCCTTCTTCATGACCTGCAGATAGAACGCGTCCTTGAGAACCGGGAGGATCAATGGGATTCCCCACCCTCTGTCCTGCCAAGCAATGGTCGCCCTCTTCAGATGGAAGAAGTTGGACTTGCTGAAGATGACGCCTTTCTGCTGCCGGATTGCCTGCAGGAAGATCTGCGGCATCTGCTCGACGACATCCTTCTTCCCGAGGGTGATATCCGCCCGCATGGGTGCCGGGATGGTGAAGAAGTAGGTGTAGCCGCCGGTGATCTGGTTGTACTCAACCTCGATGTCTTCGACGTTGTAGCGAACGGGTCGAATGCCAGACGCGTCCTTGTAGTACCAGTCCTTTGGAGTAGCCGCGCCAGTGTGCCCACAACGGGGGCAGGACAACCGGAACTCGTTGCTCGTGTATGTCCAGTTGTTTCGTATCTTTCTGGCCTGCTCGTTGAATCCGCAGTAGTCGCACTTGAGGTACTTCTGAAAGGGGAAGCTCAGGGTTACTGCCGCGTTGCCATAGCAGTTGTAGTCGAGGCCACACTCCACCAGGAACGGCCTGATTCTGGCCGTGTCGTAGAAGTACTCCTTCCACTTCTCCACGACCTTTGGGTCCTCGTGGTCGATGATGATGTCCGTGACTGGGTACTCGGACAGCTTCTGGACGATGGCGTTGATCAGCGGATTCGTCAGATAGTAGTAACGGCAGAACTGGAACAGCTGCTTGACAGTCGTCGGCAGGTAGGTGTGCGCGATGTCGAAGAAGGGGCTCGGGTAGTTGACACCCTGAACGTGGGCGGCACCCCCGATGCGCCCTCTGGTAAACCCAGTATGAAACCTGGAGGCACCACCTGCTCCGAAGGCGAAGTTCCCACCCGTGAAGCTCATATCATCATGCCTTCCGGCGGCTTGCCCTGCGCTGCATTGGAGTAGATTCTAGGCACAGCTTCATTCATCCCTGAAGGATCGACGCCAGGAGCCGAAGGATTGTTGCCGAGCTCGGTCATGGGAGGTTGCGGCTTCTTCCCTCGGAGGGCGCCGATGGCCATGTCCACACCCTTGCCCAGACCTTTTCCTACCCCTCCGACAGCTCGTCCCATTGCTTCCTGCCCAACAAGAGGCAGGAACGGGGACAGGGCGTAGCCCACACCGCTGCCTACGCCACTACCAAACCTCTCGAGGCGCCCCCGACCTTCAGGGTCCTGCTCCTGGGACCTAAAGAGCTCTGGCGCAGCGAAGGCCACTGGGAGCCCTGCCATCATCTTACCCGTCATACCCTGCTGCGTTAGCTGCGGCTTCATACCCAGGCGCCAGACGTCCTTGATCCCCTCCTTGGAGGTCATGGATCGCACCATTCCTGGTAGGCTGGTCAGCCCCTTGGCTTCGGCTTCCTGAGCGATGGCGTGCTGGGACTTTGCAGACTCCAAAGCCTTCGTGGCTTTTTCTAGGAGCTTGGGATTCGTTCCGGCTCGGGCGACAGCCATCTCGGCTTCCAGCACGCCAGCCGCCGCTGGGTGAGCCCCCATCCGCATCCCAGCCATGGCCTTGGCGTACTCGGCGGTCCCCCGCTGAGCGCCACCGGGAGTCAGACCCGTGACACCGTGTAGCTGGCGTTGCCCAAAGCGCGCTATGGACCCAAGGGGGTTGCTAGCCTGCCCTAGGTTCTGAAGGGACTGCCCAAGCCGCGTCCCCGTACCCCCCAAGGCCATGCCCCCGGCTAAACCTGTGGCGGCCCCCACCATCGCACCGGTGCCAGCACCCTTCGCTGCCCCTCCCAGGGCCCCAGCTACCCCGCTCTGCCCTTGTTCCTTGGCCTCACGGTAACCCTTGTAGCCCCCAATGGCAGCTCCTCCAGCTGCACCAGTGGCAGTTCCCAGCCCCATTCCAGCACCGGCGCTACCTGCACCCCTGCGAATGAATTGAAGGGCGGGGGATAGCTTGGACGTCAACGGCGCCGCCTTGGAGAGAACCGCCCCTAGAAACGCGTTCTTCTCGAGCTCCCTCTCGAAGGCGAGGAGGACCTGTTTGTCAATCGCGGCCATGATAGAGAAGAGGTAGCTGATCTTGCAGCTGTTTGCGGTTTTCTTCTAGCAAGGTCCAGGCTGCTAGCATACGCCGGAGCTGTTCGTTTTCCACCGATGTAGCAGGTGGGGGCTCCTTGCTAGCGCGAACCGTGTCCCAACGAGACATGATGTCCGCACAGTCCACACCGTAGTCTTCGTGGTCGACCTCCACGAAGTCCAATGGAGGGATGGGGCAGAACATGCCGTCGTGAAGATGAACAACGCTCAGGTACGTCTTCATCTCCAAACTCCAAGGGACGTCTGCCCTCAAGCGATTCACAATGTCCACGGCGATCAACGCTTGAGGGACCGTGATGCCCTGCATGACCTGAAAGTCAGGAGCGTAGCCGGCTAGGGCGAGAGCAATGGGGGTGAAGACCTGCCACTCCTTCCAGAACTCGTCCCTCAGGTGCACAGAAGCGATGGCCATCAGCTTATCTGCATTCAGGTCACTGAGGCTGTTCGTTCGGAAGTCGGACAGAATCCGGAGCTCCAGCACCTCCGGTTCCCACTGCATCCATTCGGGCCCGTACTTCTTCAGTAGTGCCAGGTCCAGAACGAAGGGATGAGCGTCCGGGTGCTGAAAGAGGTTGATGGTAGTGGGCAGCCGAGGAGCAGCCTCCACGTCCACCCGGGTACGATCGTCGTCTACCTCCGCTGTCTCCTCGAGCTGGGTGGCATTGTCTTCGGGGTACTCTGAAAGCACCTCGTGCAGAGGACGGATTACCCCCGTCCCCTTCAGGAGCTGGTTGAGCTCCTTCTGCCCCTTCAGAGTGTCGGGGTCATGGGGAAAGACGTCATCCGACATGTCACGACGTCGAGGCTCCCTGAGTCGAGCTGTGAGAGTTGTTGACCATCCGCATCAGTACGATCTTCTGGTCCCTCGGCAGCGTGTCGAAGATGCCGGCTGGATCTTCCCGCAGCTCCTTGGCGAAGTCCTCGCCGAACCGCATCTCAACCATCGGAGCACGCGCGTGCGCAAACTCCACCAGATCGGAGATGTTCATGTACTCGGCACCTATGATGACAGCATCCTTGGGGTCTACGGTCTTTCCCTCGGCTCCAGCCCCGGCAGCTACCTTCTCGGTACCGAACGTCGTGTACCAAGGGTCCATGCAGTCCTTGCCGTAAGCCTCGTCGATCCCCGCCGCCTTGTCGATCTCGTGCAGAGTGTGGGCGAAGACGTCTGGTGGAAGAACCCCCAGCTGCTCTCTGAGGGCCAAGTAGAGGTCCTGATGAGCCGCCTCTTTGACCAAGTCCTCTCTAGCCGCAAGCTCCGTCAAGGTGTGGATACGCGGAGCGTACCCAGGTGCGCCGTAGTGCTCGGCGGTGTCGCTGACAGGCATGCCCAACACGCTGGCGCGCTTGACCAGATGAAGAGCAAACTCTCGACGGTCCTCCGGCTCCATCTCCTTCCAGAACTCGTCGAAGTAGGCGCTGGCCTGCTTGACCTGATGGAACCCATCTAGAGGATACCGGCACAAGCTGGGCATGGCGTAGTGCTGCGCCGTCTTCTCCTTGACGAGCTTCGGAGGGTTGTTGCGGCTCACGTCGACGTGGGGCTCCAACACCTTCTTGTTCTGCGGCAAAGAAGCGGGCTGCTCCTTGTGCTCGGTCTTGATGTTCGTATCGGGCTCTACGCCCTGGGTCTCTCGGTCACTACCGGCTGCTTCCTTGAACATCGCCTCGAGCTCGTCGTCTGCACTGGGTTGCTGCACTGACGCCATCTTCTCCTCCCACCCAAAGGTCTCCCGCAGAGACCCTACCTTGGGGATCGCGGACAGGGGTTTCGGCTTCTCGTTCGGTCGAACCTTACTAGGAGCCGCTTGCAGGGGTTGGTCCCACGTACCGACCACCTCCGACTCCTTCTCAGTAATACAACCGCCGGAGGTCTTCCAGAGCTGTTGCTTCCGGGTGACTTCGGGCATCACTCCTGCTCCAGAATCTGAGTCAGCTCTCTGGGAGGGTCGATGTTGTACCAAGAACAGGCCGTGAGGAGGTTCTGGGCGGCGGTCTTCTGCGCCTCCACCGGAAGCTTGTGGGCGGTCTTCACGAAGTACTCTATGTGAAGACAGGTATTGCCTTCGTCGATGCAGGCGTACTTCCGAAGAACGGTGTCCTCGTCGTGAAGAACCAGAGCGAAGACATCGTCAGGCAGCTTCGACAAGTCTACTGACGACATCGGCATGGCCTCTTTGATGACTTCGGGTACATCCTCGAAAGTCGGGAAGACCTGCTTGATCACCTCGCCACGAGGATCGTCGAAGTAGTCCAAAACTAGACCGCTGAGCTTCTCCATTTTCTCCTCGTGGGCAGCGTAACCGCTCGGGATTCTTCCTGCAAGAGTAGCCTGTGCGCCGCAAGAAAGGGAATTGCACAGGCATAAGAGATCTGAGAGAGAAACCGGAGCGTAGCTCCAGGAGGTCACATGGTTAAACAGTGTCCGAAGTGCGGGCAGATTGCGGCCCAGATAATGGATCGTGCAGATCGAGAGGGCAGAAACAGAACGGTCTGCTCTACCTGCGGCTGGGAAGGGCCGTCTTGCTTCGGAGAGAAATGGGAGGCGCACAACGTCAAGTGCGTGGGAGGAAACGACAAGACATTTTGGGACGGCAGTAGCCACAAACGTCCCCAGTGTGGTGTGTACCAACCCTGTGCCGCCGAGATGAACCGGCAGAAAATACAAGGGCTCCCTCAGTCATTCCTACCCGTGATCCAGCAGGGGCAGCCTGTTCCTCTTCAGCTGCCGCAGGCACCGCAGGCACCGCAGGTGCCCCCGCAGGTACAACCGCAACCCGTTGCCGTGCCCTACACCCCCAGCGTAACCGTCCCAATGCCAGACGGTTCCAGGAAGACGCTGACGCTGGCACAACCCTCAAGCATTCAGCCGCACGTTCCGGTAGCCCAAAGGAGCGTTCAGGTAAGGCCGCCCTCCTTGCCAGGTCCGGTCATCCCCCAGATGCACACTCAGCCTATTCAGGTAGCAACAGCAACTCCAGGGCAGGTCCAGCCCATGATGTACCAAACACACTACAACGGGCAGCCCATGATGGTGATGATGGTACCGCCAGAGCAAGCACAGATCCCTGCCTTGGTCCCTCAGAACGTAGTACAGCCTGGGACACAAGTACTCGCAGTGATGACCGTACCCGAGCCTGCAACCCTGCCCTACTTCAAGCGGTTCATAGGTAGTGTCGGCAGGTCCATGCTCAAGTATGGCTTCCTGAGCGCAGCAAACATGATGGACCACGTTCCCTGGTGGTCGGAGTAGGAACGAATGAGGGTCATTGTACGGCAGCCGGACAAGGGGTACCTGGACACCTATCTCTGGGTACCCCGACCCTTCATCGATGTGGAGGGAACCAAACGAGCGCTCACGTACGAGATACAGTCGTATGGAGGGCACACCCGCTTTATCTACCTGTGGAAAGAAGCGGAGCACCACATGCTTCTTCCTAGAGCTTTCTGGACACCTTCGGAACTCCCCTTCCCCGTGGTGGATTGCCGTCCCAGGAGGTACACCCACGTCGACTTCAAAAGCAGGATACGACTAGATCATCTGCCACAGGAGCTCGGAGGGCAGATCCAGCTTCTGCCCACAGGTCGTGACGTACAGAGCCGGTCGCTAGCAGCTCTCATGCAGCAGCCAACGGGCATCCTGCAGCTGGCCTGCGGACGGGGAAAGACGGTCATTGCTCTAGAGAAAATCGCACGGGGTCAAACCCCAGCTCTGGTGATGCTGGATAACACCAACCTACTCTACCAATGGGCAAAGGAAGCCGAGGATCTTCTAGACATCCCTGGTGGCATCGGGTTCCTAGAGGCTGGAAAGAAGGAGTGGCAGAAGCCACTAGTACTCGCCACCTACCACTCCGTAGCGAACTGGTCGGAGACAATGCCCGAGGAGGTAAGAAGATGGTTCGGTCAGGTGTTCTGGGATGAGGGCCACCATGTCAGTGCACCGACGTTCGCCAAGACTGCAGACCTGTTCTACGGAAACCGCTACTCGCTAACTGCAACCCCCACCCGTGATGACGGTATGCACGTGATTGCAGACGCGCACATCGGCAAGGTCCTCTACAAGGACCTGACACCCATGCTCAGGCCTACCTTCGCCTTCTTCTGGACAGGGTTGGCGGTGAACGCAGCTGACCCCGTCGTAGCAGCGCAGGTTCTGGACTCAAACCAGGAAGTACACCTCAAGAAGGTGTACTCCTACTTCGGCCAGTGGGCACCGCGACTTCAGGCCATAGTAGACATCTGCGCAGAAGCCAGAGCGTACGGCAGGAGGGTTCTTGTCCTCTCCGATAGTGTAGCGGAAGTGGTGAATCTCTACGCCATCTGGGCGGGCATGCCCACGCTCTACACTGACATCCCCCAGCCCACGATCGCAGACATCGGGGAGACCCTGAACCCCAAGAAGCTGACTGATAAAGAGGTCCACCAGCTGGGGGTGCTACAAGGAAAGCTCGAGAAGCAAATAGAGCGTCAGAAGCTGAAGAACCCAGGCAGCCCAGACCTGGCACTTCTCCAAGCAGAGCTCGACCTGGTTCGCCAGACCTTCCGCCAGTTCGAGGTGCACAAGAAGCTGCTGAATGAGATGGAGCGGAGGCAAAGGAAGTACATCGAGACCGCCCTACAGCAGAACGCGGACGTAGGATTCCTAATCCACGGAGTGCCCCCCAAAGTCCGCCACTCCTTCCTCGACAACAAAATGCTGAACTTCGCCATCACAAAGTACGGTAAAGAGGGCCTGGACTGCCAGGAGTTGGACACCATCGTGCTGTCCTCCCTTTTCTCAAGTGGCAACAGTCTTCAGCAGCTCATGGGCCGTCCGACTCGACCCATGCCAGGAAAGAAGAGCCCGCTAATCGTTGCTCTGGTAGACAACGTCGGGCAGTGCATCGGAATGAGCAAGAAGCTTCAGTACCACCTGCGGTCTTGGCCCAAGGAGGAGGGAGGACCGTACGAGCCAATCCTCATCAACCACCCACAGACATGGACAAACCGACAAGCACCAACCAGCCTGACGCACCTGTTCTCGCAATAGTTCACTCAGGAGGTACCCGTTTCATCGGGAAGGTTCCTGCCAACGCCAAGCCCGGGGACGTCTGTCGAATGACCGAATGCTTTGAGCTCAGGCCTTCCATCGTTGCCGTACCTACCCCGCAGGGGGTCGCTACCAGCCCCATCTCCCTACCGTGCCTGATTGATGGGGCCGAAGACTTCGTCGAGGTTCTCCTGCAGATCCACGTTCTCCGGCTCTTCAGCGATATGACCCCAGACGAGAGGCTGAAGTACAACGGGGCACGCGCTGCCAAGACCGAGGAGATCCAACGCGCAAAAGCGGCCCGTGCTGGCATAACGCTAGCGACCGAGATACCTAGAGGAGGTAACTACAATGGAGGGTTCAAACCCCCTACGTCCTGACGCCAGGAAATCCCTGGCAGTTCTTCAGCAGGAGTGGAGCTCTTGCCAGGCCTGTGACCTAGGGCAGATGAGGGACGCCATTGAGGGTTCCTTCGTGTTCGGCGAAGGGACCCCACATGGGGTCATGTTCATTGGTGAGGGGCCGGGCAGGGATGAAGAGACAGAGGGCAGCCCTTTCGTCGGGCGCAGCGGAGACTTCCTGCGCAGCACGATTTCAGTTCTAGGGTTTAAGCGCTACTACCTGACAAACGTGGTGTGCTGTCGGAGTTGGCAGTACGTGTTCAACCCTGACGGTTCCCCACGACTCGAGTACCGCAGCAAGCTACAGCAGAGAAAAGACGCACCGCCGAACCAACTGCAGATCGATGCGTGCCGTGCGCGGTTGATGGAGCAGATCTACCTCGTAGACCCCATCCTGATTGTCGCGCTTGGCGCACGCGCCGCCGAGGCACTACTGCGTACCCCGGTGACTTTGCAGAAGGACAGCGGCTTACTCAAAACAGTGGAGGTCCCCGGAGCTACCTTCCGACCGTCCCTTACTACAGTAGGGCACAAGTGGGCCCGCTGGGTTGGGCCGAAGGACAACCGGCAGCTCATCCAACCCTATGAGCCGAACGCCGTAACCTACCCGCTCATCGCGCTCTACCATCCCACCCATGTGATGGACCACGCAAAGGACAGGAGGCCAGGTTCTCCTCGTCATCTTTTTGCTACAGGCATGAAGAAGGTCTACGACATGTACTCCCGCTACCTGCAAGAGGTCAGTGGAGAAAACATCGTAGAGAACTTGATCACAGAAGACGACATCTACGAGGCACAGGATGCAGGTTCCGATTCAGACTAAGCAGCCAGAAGAGATCCCCGAGGTCGCTGAGTTTCAGCAGTCCAAAGAGATGCTACAGGCGTTCAGAGACGCAAACCCTGAGTTCTTCCAGCACTACGACGCACTGGTTGACGACTACAACCAGAAGAGGGAAGCAGCCGAAAAGGCAGTCCGCGCCGAAGGCGTTAAGTGCGGTGACTTCGATGCCTACCAGTCCTTCAAGAAGTACGACTGGAAGAAGCTACTGACCTCTGTAGGCCGAGACCGCTTCCTAGAAATTGGAGGCTGGGTCAAAAACAAGAAGGAGGCGGGTGGAGATAGCAAGGCGCTGGAGATAGCCATCACCAAAGGTCTCGTTTCTCAGGAGCTGGTGGACGATTGCGCTACGGTCGAGACTAGGTGGCACGTTCCGCCAGCGGTGGTGGTGGCCGTATGATCTCGCCCAGCACGTGGGAGAAGGTTGTGCAGCACAACGGCATGACCAGAGAGGAGGGCCTCCTGAACGGAGACCCCTTCGCGGCCCTTGCCCAGCAAGCGCACGCCTGGAAGGAAGCAGGATACGAACCAGCGCGCGTCAACGTAACGGCCAGCAACTCCCTGGACTACGGACAGGGAAAGGTTTCAGTGCTCGTCAGCATCGCGTGCCCACAGACCGAGCAGCACATCCAAATGGCTACCGAAGCCGGATTTCTGAAAGCCCTAGAGATGGTCAACGAGGCTAGCGATACAATCGGGATTCCAGCACTTGAAAGACCCTACTGATGATCAAAGGAACGCTGAAAGAGGGAGAGCTCCGAATTGCTCAGATGCAGTTCGACTTCATGCGGCAACCCATGCACGTCAACGTACTGGCCGCCCTGGTGGACCCGACCATCGGAGACACGCGAGCCTGGGTCCCGGCTGGCGGCGTAGTGTGGTCAGCCGAGACCGCAGTGGCCCTATCCGCACTCGTGCGCTGCATGGAGAAGGATATAGCGAATGTGGCGATGACCACCGGGGTTACCCACCGTGAAGAGAGCAGTGCTCCCTCCGGCGGACTCGGAGAGTTCGTAGCCGGCGGCACACCAGACGCCCCCCAGATGTAGGGGTGGCCCGATAACTGCTGCCCAAGCCGTTGGGCAGCCCACCAAACCCTTTGATGTGGGCGCATTCGGGGTCTAGTTTGCTAGCCCCGAAACTGCCTCGTCGTGCCGGCATAAGAGCCTCAGAAAGGAGGGTAGCCACATCTCTTCCTGGGAGCACCAGCTTCTCTCGCGTATCATCCGTACAGGCCAGCTCAGCGATGTCATCGAGTGGGGCATAACAGATACCGACTTCACTACCGCAGAGGGTCGAACGATGTACGGCACTCTGCTCGCCTACTTCCAGCAACCCTCTACTGCGGGAGCGGTGTGGGGGCCCAGCGCACTAGCTCAGGCCTACCCCAACTTCCCTCTCATCGATGACCCGGGGATGACTCTCGCAGCCCTGTGTCAGGAGGTCAGGGCGAACAGGATCAAAGCACAGGCTAGGCAACTCTTGGTCGAGCTCGGCGACATGCTGATGACCGACCCAATGGGGGCTGTAGCCTTGATGCACCAAAAGGCAGCAGACCTACAGAACGACTGCAACCCGAAGAAGACCGACGTCCATTTTGCAGACGGCTTCAGTGCAGCCGTTGAAGAGATGGACATGGTGGGCGCAGGGGTAGACGTATCCGTCTGTCCGTGGCCCTGGGCACCCATCCAACGCAAAACTATGGGCATCCGGAAGCACGACTACATCGTGTTTTTTGGTCGGCCCAAGAGCATGAAGAGTTGGATTCTGTGCTTCCTCATCGCCTGGTTCTTCGAGAACGGCAAGCGCATCCTCATCTATACCAAAGAGATGCCACCCATTGAAATCTTCGAGAGGGTGGGCTGCTGCATTGCACAGGTGGACTACGAAAGGTTCATTACAGGCCGTCTCGTACCGGATGAGAGGGAGGCCGTCTACAACATCAGGGACTTTCTGCAGGCTGCCAGAAGCTCGCACATGGTCGTATGCCTCTCAGCCAAAGATGCTCCAGGAGGAAACGACACCGTCGCGTGGCTCTCGAGCAAGGTGGAGAAGTACGTGCCCGATGCAGTGTTCATCGACGGCCTCTACCTAATGAAGGACCAGCAGCACGCCAAGCAACGGCACGACAGGGTCCGGAATATCTCCAATGACCTACGGCAGATGATCCTGCACTACGACACCCCTGTCATTGGGACCGTCCAGGCAAATCGGCAGGCCGCACAGAATGAAGGCGCGAACACCGAAGACATCGCATTCAGCGATTCGCTGGGGCAGGACTGCACTCATCTCATACGCGTCATCAACGAAAAGGATGACGACACCATCGCGCTGGTCATGGGCAACGTGGCCAGGCGGTTCAAGCTCAACGGCTTTCGCATCTATGGTGTGCCGGCTATCAACTTCGGAGTGAAGGACGAAGAGATCACCCAGAAGGAGGCCGATAGGGCCATGCGCAAGGACGACGCCGACACCAAGGAGGCAGCGGGCAAAAAGAAGAAGAAGCCTCCGTCACAATCAGAAGCCGTGAAAGACTTGATGACAGACTACGAGCCCTAATGATGGACATTTCCGGGGAGATTTACTCCCTTGCTGAGCAATACCTGGACAAGGTCAGGAGGTCCGGCCCCGAAAACATCATGGCGGTGTGCCCGTTTCACGAGGAGAGCAAACCGTCATTCGCAATGAGCCTGATCAACGGAGTGTTCTTCTGTCACTCGTGCCACGCACGGGGGACCTTGAGGACGTTCCTTCGGGACATGGGAGTGGGTGCTCAGGCCCTCAAGCTCCGATACGACGCGCTCATAGAGGCCGCCAAGCAAAACTCTCCCAAGCCTCCAGATCCTACACGGCCTGGCGTCTTCGAGATGCTCCCCATCGACGAGACGTTCCTAGGCCTCCTAGACATGTGCCCCACCTCATTGCTCGAGGCAGGGTTTGAGGATAAGACGCTGCGTCACTTCGAGGTCGGATTCGACAAGTGGCACAACAGGATCACCTTCCCCCTGCGAGACATACGTGGCTACTTAGTCGGAATCAGCGGCCGGGCAATTAGCTCGGAAGCCTGGCCCCGATACAAGATCTACGACCGTGAGTACAAGACGTGGGGGCTCCCAGAACGACTCAACTGGAACAAGAGGGGGCTGCTCTACAACGCCCACGCGGTCTACCCCGCCACTCTTCAGCTGAACCCCAGCACTGCATTCGTGGCTGTCGTGGAAGGCTTCAAGGCCTGCATGTGGGTGCATCAAGCCGGCATAACGAACGTGGTCGGTCTCCTAGGAAGTTATCTGTCCTGGGAGCAGCAGTGGATCCTTGAAAGGCTCGGGGTGCCGGTGTACCTCTTCCTGGACAACAACAACGCGGGGATTGATGGCGTTTCAAAAGCCAGCGCGGCACTCACCCGAAGCGTCGATACCCTCGTCGTCGAATACCCAAAGCGGTTAGAAGAAGTAGACGAAGCGCAACCAGACAGCCTGGAACAAGACGAAGTTCTAGAGCAGTTCACGAAGGCTGTCCCCTACACAACATGGCTGGAAAAGAAGATGGGCACGATCGCCCAACAGGAGTAAACACATGGCATTCGGAAAGAACCCCGAGCAACTCGGTCGCGTAGTCCCCTACGGTGGCAACCTCAGTCAGCGTGCCCGTCATCTGTCGAATGCTCGACAGAACCGTCCGCGAGGAGGGGGCGGGGGTGCTCCCTACTGGAAGGACACCTTCAAGGTTCCAACGAACCACGCCCGCTTCGGCCGACTCATCCCTGGGCAATACGTGCAGGAAGTGAGTTTCGACGATCAGACGGTCGAGCAGGTCATGTACGAGTACGTCATGTTCAAGGAGCACTACATGGGTGGCCAGGTAGGACGTGGGGGCATCTGCTCCGCAGGTCCTCTGTTCCGCAACCGCTCCTTACGCAACCCATGCCACGGCTGCGACATCTTCTGGGAGGACTACAGCATCCGATCTCAGAAGAGGGCGGCAGGGGATCGCACCAAGGGCCCCAATCGCATCTCTATGCGTGACATGTACGCCTTCACCTGGTGGGACTACGGCCTCTGGTACAACGCCCCTAGGAAGGACGGACAGGGGCGCACCGTGGTCGATCAGCAAGGCCAGCCTCGGATGGATTGGGTCATGGGGCAGGAGAACGACCCTCGCTACGCTGGGTGCGAGTCCAAGTACGGACATCTCATTGCGTGGCCGATGGGGGAAACGTACAAGGACACGCTGCTGAGCAACAACGACTACATCATGCAGGACTGCGCTAACTGCGGGACCCGAGGCGCTATCCAGTTCATCAGCCGCAACTGCGCCAACTGCGGTGGAGTGGTCTACGATACCAACACCACGCTCACCCCCGAGCAACGTGCTCAGATCGACAACAATCCGCACCAGTGTCAGTGCGGGTTCAACGGCTACCCCATAGAGGTCGTCAACTGCTCCGCCTGCGGTGCAGGAAAGCGCGCCTCCATCTTCGATGTGGACCTCCAGATCACATCGGTTGGGACCAAGGGGCAGCAGACGTTCCTTCAGATCCTCAACCGTAGCGAGCCGCGGCCCATCCAGGTCGAGGACCCGCAGATTCTGGCATCGATCCAGCCGTTGGACCTCCTGGCAAAGTTCAAGCCCGCACCGCTGGATAAGCAGGCAGAGTGGTGGGGCACGGCTACAGCAGAAGACAGGAACCCGGCCCCTCCCGTGCAGGCCCAGGTTCATCAGCAACCCATGTACCAACCGCCACAACAGCCCGTATACCAAGCTCCGCCCCCTGCAGCTCCGAACCCCTTGGCGCCGCCGCAACCCACAGCAGCGGCTCCTACTGGCTTCGGGGGAGGACAGTCCCTACGTCTGCCTGGTATGCAGCCCGCTCCCGGCTTTGCGCCTCCCGCAGCTCCTGCAGCTCCGGTGGGGACCTCGCCACAACCCGCGCCCATTCCTTCGTTCCCCAGCATGCCGGGGCTCGCAGGGATGCCTAGCGTCCGTCAGCCCCCGAAGTAACGGGGCATCAACAGGACCCGCCCCCCCTTCGGGGGGCGGGTAGGTGTCCAATGACAGGATGGAACATCGATCTACCCACGACCATGTACTTCGGCCCTGGGTACACGACCTGCCCCTATACTGGCGAGAGACTCGAGAACATAATCCGAGAAGTCGCTGCTGAGCGCTACGTGGCCATCGACACCGAGACTACGGGCTTGGTGAACTGGCGGGACATACCCCTCTACTGGTCGCTAGCCTGGGGCACGAATAGGAGAGCCACCCTAAACGCTGAGCTCCTTCCGTACTTCATGGAGGCCTTCGCAGACTCCAAGAAGGATTGGATTCTCGCGAACGCCAAGTACGACGCGCACATTCTCGCTAACGTGGGGATCAACTTGGCAGGTAGGCTCAACTGCGTACAGGTGATGCACTCTCTTCTGTACGAAGACAAGCCGCACCGACTGAAGTTCATAGCGCAGCACATCCTTGGCTGGACCTGGGCTGACTTCCAAGACACCTTCGGGAAGATCGGGAAGAAGCAGTCCGCAGAACAGCTCATCAAAAGAGCCGAGAGCGAGAACTTCAACCTACTTGTCGAATACGCGGCCAATGATGCCTGGGGCACTCTGCTCATATTCCATGAGCTCCGAAAGCAGCTAGAGAGCTCATTCACCCACTCTCTCTTCAGCGACGAACCACCCTATATCAACACCCTGTGGGACTACTTTCACAAGATCGAGGTCCCTTTCACCAAGGTCCTCTGGAAGATGGAACGTCGGGGGATCCTCATCGACGTGAACCGTCTAGAAAAAGCCCGTCCTGAGGCAGAGGCTGAAATCAACCGGATAGGACGAGAGATCGTCAAAACCGTGGGCAGGATGCTCAACATCAACAGCACGCCGCAGATGCGAGAGTACTTCATCGATGAACTGGGCCTCGAACCGCTGAGGAAAACCAAGGGTGGGAAGACCGGCGTCCAGCAAGCCAGCGTAGATAGCGAGTTCTTGGAGCACTACAAGAATGAGGTCTTGGCCGCAGAGCTAGTGCTGACCCATCGTGAGTACTCCAAGCTGCACGGTACCTACTTGGTAGGGCTCCTAGACGTTCGAGACCCCAATGGGCGCATCCACTCCACGTTCAATCAAGACGTGGCACGCACCGGCCGTCTTTCTAGCTCCAACCCCAACCTGCAGAACATTCCCCGGCCAGAGAACGACAAGTGGGGGATCCGGGAAGCGTTTATCACCACTCCGGGCAACAAGATCCTGGCAGCTGACTACTCTCAGCTGGAGATGCGTCTTCTGTCCGCAGCCGCTATGGAGGAATCGATGATCGATATCTTCCGCAGAGGCTGGGACATTCATCAGGGCAACGCCAGTCTGATGTTCGACATCGAGTACGAGCATATTGACTACTGCAAGAACGTCATCGACAAGAAGATCAAGAAGGGCGAGCTAACTCCAGAAGAGGTTCTGGTACTGGTGCAGCAAAGCCTGTCCGGTGGGATCGAGGCGATTCAAAACCGCTACGGCTTCAGCGTAGACGGTGTCATGGCCTACGTGCGTGAGTGCCTGAAAGCCAGAAATGACGCGAAGAGCATCGGCTTCGGGCTCAACTACGGTATGGGTGCGGGCAAGCTTAGCAAGCAGATCAACTCTAGCCTTAGAGAAGCGCAGGACAAGATCAGGACCTACAAAGAGACCTACCCCGCAGTCGACCGCTTCTTCACAGAGGCCGTCGAGGAGGGGAAGAAGTACGGCTACGCCTTCACTGTCCTAGGGCGCCGACGCAACATCCCAATGATCTCTTCGTATCGAAAGGATGAACAAGCGTTGGGTGAACGCCTCGCAGTGAACACCCAGATCCAGGGGTCGGCAGCAGACGTGACCAAGATGGCGCAGCTCAATCTGGATGCCATGGCGCTGGACTACCACTACGGCGCCTACATGCTGCTGCAGATCCATGATGAGTTGGTGTTCGAGGCCCCGGAGGAAACGACGGAAGAGGTGAAGGCCCTCATCGAAGACATGATGGCCCACCCATTCACATCAGAACTGGCCTGCCCTCTGACGGCCGAAGCAGGAGTGGGGAACTCATGGGGACAAGCCAAGTAAAGATGGAGCTGGACCGGCTGGTCTCTCTGAAGACTGGCTGGTCTGAAAGAACCGTTCGGGAGATCACAGCTGCCTTTCTAGACATCGCATCTGAGCAGCTCTCTAAGCGGAGGGAGATCTTCCTGGAGAGCATCGGACGCCTTCGTGTGGTCCGTATGCAGGTCGACCGAGAAGTCCCTCTCTTTGGACGTGGCCCGAAGGGGGGCCCAAAGGGGGTGAAAGTCGAGCAGAACTATCGGGTATACTTCACCAAGTCTCGGATTCTCAAGAGACGGTTGGAGGCTACTCATGGAAAAGCTCGGCGTCGTTGAGGGAGCAGATCAAGAACAGTTGGAGAAGAAGGCGGCCAAAGGATGCCCCGAATGTGGGCGGCCTCTGGTGAAGCTGGGGCAGCTGCTCAAGTGCCCCACGCATGGAACAGAACCGTTCGAGGAAACAGGAGATCCATGGCAACAGGGAGAAAGAAAAAAGTAGGGAAGAAGGCGGCGAAGAAGGTCTCGAAGAAGGAGTCGGCACAACCCGTAGCGTCGGCTCCTGCCGAGACTATCGTCGCAGAGGAACCGGTAAATCCGTTCACGAAACAGCGAGAGCTCAGCCCTACGGAGAAGGCCTCTAGACTCCGTGCGCTCCGCACACATTTGAAGGAGCGCCTGTACCCCGCTAGCGAGGGGGAGAATCAGTACATGCTGCGACGTCCAACGGGCGTCATCGAGCTAGACATCGCGTTGGGTGGAGGGTTCCCTGCTGGTGGTGCTTCTATGATTAGCGGCCCCTTCAACAGCGGCAAGAGCTGGCTGCTCTTCCGAACCATCGCCATGCAGCAACAGATCTACGGAAAGGACTTCTACGGTGCCCTGCATGTGGGCGAGCAGGCCTTCCCCTACGACCAGGCGATCTCAGCTGGCGTTCGTATAGAGGTCCCAGACGCCCTGCTGAATCAGGCGGCAGAGGCACGCTACATCTCGGGCCTCCCGCAGTTCACACAGGAAGAACTCGCCTACTTCAAGACAAGTATCGGGCGACTGGAGACCATATCGGGGGTCTCTGGAGAAGAAACTCTGGGAGGCGTGCTCGATTGCGTGCAGCAGGACATCTTCTCCGTGATCGGAGTGGACTCTATCGCTTCTCTTCGACCTGAGGCAGACCTGGACAAAGACCTGAGCGACGATGAGCGACGAGGTTCACACGCCACCATGATGAAGAGGTTCTGGATGCGCTATTCCCCGCTCGTCAACAGAGGGAAGAATGCGACCACGGTCCTCTTCATTCAGCAGGTAGTTGCCAACCAGGAACGGGCGAACATGAACCCTGCCATACAAAAGTACATCCAGGAGTGGACGGTAAAAGGCGGGGAGAGCTCCAAGCACTACAAGCTCATCGACCTCGTGATGTGGAGTGGGGAGAAGATAAAGGGTGGGTCCGACATAGCGGGTAAGTGGATCAAGTACAAAACCCTCAAGGGAAAAGCGGGCACCCACGACAACATTACAGGCGAATTTCCCTACTACTATCATCTTGGAGGTGTGGACCTTCACGGAGAGCTCATCGCTAGCGCGCTGCGGAGAGGAGTCCTGGTCCATGTACCTCAAGGGATCCAACTCTTCAGCGCTACCACCCGACAGCCCATCGAGGGAGCCTCCGCACAAGACGAAGCAGGGCTAAGGGAAGCCCTGGCCAAAAGCTTCGACCTCGAGCTCGTCTTCCGTAGGGAGATCCTGTCGTCAGCAGGGAAGCAATGTTTGTATCGGTGAGCGTACTGCCCAGGCTGGTCACCGACGAGCATGGAAACTGGTTCTTACATCTCGCGGGGCGAATGGATGGCTATACTGGGGAAATCTACATCCCCATGAGCGATGGGGAAGAAAAGACGCTCCTTCTATCAAAGCCCGAAGCGGAAGATAGAGCTACTCTCAAGAGACGGCGGCGTGCGTCCATGCGGCAGGAGGAGCGCGTTGCGCAAATCCACGGAGGCCACCGTAACATCGGATCTGGCAGCGTCCCCGGACGGAAGAGTGATGCCTCGATTCGCGAGAAGTACAGGATCGAGAACAAGTTCACTGCCGGGAAGGGCATAAGGGTCACGAGGGCGGAGCTGCACAAGCTTCGGTCAGAGTGCGAACGGGGGCAGATCCCAGTCTTTCAGATCGACTTCAAAGCCCCCACCACCTTAGTGACCCAGGAACAGTGGGTCCTAGTCCCCTTACAAGAATGGGAGAGCCGACTTGAACCCACCGCAACTGCTGACGATCGATGACCTGGGAAGGGACGGATGGCAGAGCCTTCTGCCGAACGTCGCGTGGCTCGGAGACCTCTACGAGGAGTACAAGAAGAGAGATACTGCCCGGCGCGTCATACACGTCCCCATGGGAGGTGACGAAGACAGGGCAAACGGTGTTCACGCCTCGGAGATCTCTGGCTGCCTGCGGAGAGTTGTCTACTCCATCGCGGCCACTGAGAAGAAGAACGACCCAGAGCGGGTCAACACCAACATGCGGCGGCGTTTCCAGCAGGGGACGCTGCTGCACTCTCTGGCTCAGGACGACTTCGACCGAATGTGCTGGATGTCCGATGGAACCGTCGAATTTCAGTCTGAGGTCGAGATCACTCCCGAGCTGAATGAGCTAACCAAGAAGTACGAGATCTACTCGCACAGCGACGGGGAGTTTCTGTTCTTCTCGAACCACACCCCGTACCTCCGAGTAGGCCTCGAGATCAAGTCGATGAGCGACAAGGAGTTCGCCAAACTCCGCAAACCACTCGACTACCACCTAGAACAAGCCCACGTCTACATGAAGGTCTTGGACCTCCCTTTGATGTGGTTCTTCTACTACAACAAGTCGAACTCGAACTGGACCAGCCCCAAGGCGCCCTACCTAGTAGCCTTTGACCACAAGCTCTGGAACCGCCTAGAGAACAAGATGCAACAGGCGCACTCTCTAGCAGCTACCGGAACACTGCCAGATCGCTCAGAGGGCATGCCCTGCGGTTGGTGCCCCTACTCATGGACCTGCATGCCAACAACGCTGGCAGGCCTAACCCGAAAGAGGAGAGGACCACCTCCTCCTGGAGAGTTTAGATGACGCAAGGCTTGACTGTTCAAGGCTTGGGCATCCCAGACCGACAGCAGCAAACCATAGAGGACTTCTGGGATGTCTACGACAGCAGTTACCAAAAGCTAGTCATGATGGGATTCGACGAACTCCCCAAACCCGAGGGTGACTTCCCTCACATCTCCATCCGAGACTACGAGAACATCGAGGGCGACCAGTACACCAGACTCATGGCTCTCGTAGACCTCTGGTTCGTGTATGCCAAGGACCGGCACGCGTGGTGCGAAGGGCACATCATAGGGCTAGAAGAAGAGCTGAGAGACCTAGAACGAGAGATCAAACGCCAGTATCGCAAGCAGCACGAAAACGTCCCGAAGAAGAACCAGCCGTCAGAAACAGAGATCAAGGAAGAGGCGCAGTCGTACCCTCGGTGCCGTCAGATCCGCAGAGACCTAGCTGAGCTCAAGAATACCGAAGCAGTGCTAAAAGCCCGAATCGACAGCCTGGAGCGCCTTGCTTCTGGTCTGAGCCGTCAGGTAACTATACGCGGTCAGAACATCGACCTCGGTGGAAAGATGGCTGGGCGTCGCCCAATGGGGCAGATGCGATGATCTACTTCGTCCTAGATGGGCTCCCACCCTCTTCCAACCACGCATATTTCACCAAGGTCCAGAGGAAGGGCAACAAGAGCATCCCCTTACGGGTTCTCACTGCGGAGGGTAAGAGATACAAGACCGGCGTGAAGACTTACCTGGCCCAGAGCAGGCAGGACGTTCTTAGGTTCTTCAAGCCAGACCTCCCATACTGTCTTGTGGTCCGGTTCTACATGGCCGACCTGCTGTCCAAAACGTGGGGAACGCCAGGAGGAGCCGCAAACCGGTATAAGAAAGTTGATGTGAGCAACAGACTGAAGCTCCTAGAAGACGCGCTCACCGCTGCGTGCGGGCACGATGATTCTCAGCACTTCCGCATCCTTCTGTGGAAAGAATCTGCTAGGACGGAAGAAGAGGAGCGAACTGAGATCTGGGCGTGGAGCTGGGAGCAGGACGACTGCCCCTTTGACGAGGTAGAGCGACATGTACAATTCGAGTGTCGATTTTCACCAGCTCCTAGCCGGGGTTAACCTCACCGAGCTCTACCAAACTTGCCGACGAAACGGCTTGCAGGTTCCTCCAGGTAGAAGTGCGGAAGAGTATATCGGTTGGATTTCTGGTGAGCTCGAGCTACCAGAAACCGCCGGCTCGATCGACTCCTGGAGGAACGGACTCATCAGTTTCATCGACGCTTACTGGATGAGCCTGCGACCACAGCTGACCTGTCCGGCCAAGAACCTGAAAGACGTTCCCAATCCGGATCCGCGACCATGCTTCGGGTGCTCCGACATGCAGGTGGTGACCTGTCTGGTACAGGGCCATCAGTACGAGCACCTCATCAACAACCTGAGGAAGTGAATGAAACTCAACATCCAGCAAGAAGGCCCCCTTACTCTCGAAACTTGCATGGCTATGACGCCCTCGCAGCGCTTCGGAGCCATGAACCGCCTAAAGGCCCTCCCGAGCATCGAGGACAAGCAGGCCTACGGCGTAGCCAGCCCCGAGGCCCAGGCTCAGGCACTTTTCGAAGCCAGCAAGGCTGCCTACTCACCCAGCAATGGGAGCGCGCCGCGCCCTGCCCCTATGCAAGGGCAGATGCCTCCCCAGATGGCCACTCAGGTGCAGTACCCTACACCCCCTCAGATGCAGCCATCCCAAGCCCCCCAGTATCCTCCGCAGATGGTTCCCACGATGACGCAGGCACCTCCAGGCGGCCCCATGACGCTACCGGGCCCTGCTCGCCCACCGATGGCCCCTCCGGGCCAACAGATGGCCCTGCCGGGAACCGTCGCTCCTGTAGGCAGAATGCCCGGCCCCATGAACATGCCGGGGATGGCCCGGCCTGCCCCACAGCAGGCTCCTCAGCCCCCTGACGAGAGAGACCCGGAGCCTCCCACAAAGACGACAGGGAGGAAGCCATCGGTCGACCCAGGCCCCAGCGCCGCCATCCTCAAGAGGCTGGCAGAGAACAATGAAGAGATCATCAACACGCTCTCCAAGGTAGCAGAGGGTGACCTTGCCTCCATCGAGATGATGAGGGCTATCCATGCGGCCACCGTGGGGAACAGTCAGATGCTGGCGGTACTGCTGACCATCGTGGTGGACCTCTACGAAGCCATGGCCCAGCAGCCCAGAGAGAACTTCCTGCCTCGGTGGGGAGCATCGCTCAATGGAGGCGGCGTCAGCCTCCTACTACAAGGGCTCGAGCAGCAGGGAAAAGGCTAAGCGAGGCCGACGTCTGGCCCGGGTGCGTTCTGCCCCGGGCCGAAGACGTCCTCGAGATAGACCTCGCGCAGCTCAACGCTCTATTGCCCTTACAGAAGATCGACGTAGCACGTCAGCTAGGCTTCCGATCTGAGGACGACCTAGTACGCGCAGCATGGGAGGGCCCTTAGGGGCCCTCGCCTCCTCTCAGCATTTCTTTCTAGCCTTAGGAAGGTACAGGTCGGCTTTGGGGGCTGTCTTGTTCTCCACAACTGTACGTGGCCCCTGCGTTCCGTCTACCGTCTGCTCCTCCGGCACAGTGGGCCCAGGAAGAAAGAAGAAGGGTGGAGAGCCAGGGTTACCTAAGCCGTGGGTAACCGTCAGCGGGCCCAGCTTGTGGAAGCCACGAGCAACGAATCCAGTGCGGTCGCTCATACCGGTTTCCTCTTAGCTGGAGCCCCAGCTGCGGCAGACACGGCGCCTCCGGTGGCGTCCCTGAGCTCCCAGGATTTCAAGGGTGTGACACCATCATCATCGTATAGGATCAGGGTACCAGGATTTCCTGGGAAGTCCTCCAGACGATTGGTGATGATCCGCCTCATAATGGGAAGGTCTTCTATCAGGATGAAGTCTTGCGCTGCCCCCATCACAGCACCCCCGTCATCGACTCGGAACTCCGCAACGTAGATATCTTCATTGGCCGCGCCAATAACGGCCAGATTTAGATCGTAGCGGTAGTGACCCCCACCGAGATCGGTAAGTGTCTGCTCCTTCGTGGTCCAACCAGCGGCCTTGAAAGTGTTGTCCGCGAAGTCCAAGAAGTAATCGTTGAGGTTATTCCTCAGCGCTACTACTGGAGCCTTGCCGGCAACTCCGCCTAGCCCCTCTCTGGTGATGGTCAGGAACAAAGGTACTTTCGTTTCATCCGGGCCATACACCGCGAAGCCCATGAGTCACCCTACTATCCTTCCCGCTACTACCGCGCTACCCGGCACCATAGCCCCTACAGGGGTTGGGGTCCCACTCGGGTAGCCAACTCCAGCGTAGTCAGGTGTGGTGGCCAACCAAGTCACGTATCCAGCGCCCGAGTCCTCGGCGCGCATCTTGAAGTAGGTAGTTGGGCCTCCCCCTCCTCCTCCTCCTTCCAACTCTATCGCCAATAGACTATCGAGAACGCCGAGCGATGGCGTAGCCGGGACAGCCAGATCGGTTGCGGGGAAGTCGGCCATCAGGACACCGAAGGCACGCTAACGCCATCCCAGGGGAAGGTGGTGTCCTTGAACAGAATCCTGGTCAGACCGTTCAGCGTAGAGCACGGGGCGTGTGTGGCGCTCGGCCAGCGAACGTAGTTGGACACTCCCTTGTAGTGCCCATTCGCGAGCGCTGCCCGACGCGCGAACGTGATCGGGATCAGCATCTCGTCGGAGTCCGTGTTCACGCCTGCGGCGCTCGGCCATACTGCGAGCGTGACTGCGCACTGGTAAAGTGCGGAGCATCCGGTGACGGTCGAAGCGTTGGGTTGAACCGCCCAACAGTGCGAGTTGTTCAGAACGGCCGATTCGCTCGACCAATAGGTGGCGGTGTCTAGGTTCCCACCGCCCCAGAACATCACCCACGGATCGACGTCGTTTGGGTCGGGGTTCACCATTGGGATGATTGCTGCCAGGGTCGTCCCGCTTGTGAAGTCTCCAGAGTAGTGCGTGTAGACCGCCCATCCCGGCACTCCGGTGCCCGTCTCTGCCGTGATGTGTAGGCGTTGAACGGTGTTTGACTGGAGAAACTGACTCGTGGTCCAGATGTTATGACCGTTCGTCGGGTACGCGGCCGAGGTTGGGAGCACGCCAGCAGCGCCGCCGCCCGAGTAGTCGGCGGCCGGATTCAGATAAGCCGAGATGTTGTAGGTAGCGGCACCCCGCGCGAACAGGATCTGCATCGAGGCATCGGGGCTTTGCAGCACCATCCACGCGCCGCTAACATCGAACTCCCCAACTGCGCCGACGACATCGGAGCCCATGCCGCCACTCCCGGTCTTGCCGCTGCCAGGCACGGTCCAACTGGTGTTCGCCTTCAAGAACTCCTTGACGATCCACATCCAATAGGCTGCGGCTTGAGTGGCAGAAACTACATCGCCCGTTCCGTTGGTAACCGTTGCCATCGTCCCTACCTTTGAGTATCCCTACGAACACTGAGCATGCGTCTTCCGACGAGCAGTAGGATCAACCTACCCATGACGCTCCTACAATTACTGTCCCAGCCTGAATTGCACTGGGAGCGTAGGTTCCGGCAAAATCAGGTGTATTAGCGACGACCCACGTCACGTACCCAGGGCCCGGATCAGCAAGGGCCCTCATCTTGTAGTAGGTAGGAGCGGCACCGCCACCACTATCTAGGCCGGTTGGGATGATGTCGTAGCTGTTCCCAGCCAGTCCGAGCGAATCGAAGTTGTACGGGAGATTCGGGTCGTCGATGGTCTGAACGCCCGCCCCATAGTTCACGATGTCCGTGCTCTCGGTGTTCGTATACGTCCCGTTGTTACCCGAAGCACTTGAATCCGTAGCGGTGGGGTAGGTGTCCCCGTCTCCGATCTTCCAGTAGCCGACGAGGTTCGCTGTCGGACCTGTCACCGTCAGGTCCGGTGGGTCGTACCCGTTGTGGATAGCCGTGACCTCTGCCCCGGACAACTGCTTGTTGTAGACGGCCACCGCGTCGATACCGCCTCCCCAGTAGTAACCATCGGAACGACGCCCGATGTCGAAGGCATTGGCGTTCAAGATCGATGCGCTCAAAGTGTCGTAGTTCGTCGTCAGCGGTATAGAGGTGCCGTTGAAGTAGATGGCGACTCCGGCTGCCGTAGAACTACCGTCGTAGGTGGCAACAAGATGTGTCCAAGCCCCTGTAGGGAGCAGCACATTGCCTGTCCTCACTTCGATTGTGTTGGCGGGAAAGGCGTTCACTAGGTCAAAAAAGACCTGGCCGTTGGTGACGTAGAGCGAGTACCCGCTGCTGCCGCTTCCCTTGGCGCAAACCATTCTCGTACCAGTGCTGGTGAGCTGGACCCAAGCGCTAAGACTGAAAGCGTTTGTCCTCTCGAACTGAAGCGCCGCGACGTTGCCGACAACGATGTACTCGTTCGAGCCATCCAGCACGACACTCTTCTGCGACAGCGTTCCCACGGCTCACCTCAGAATTGAATGCCGTTGCGAGCCATGTTCGACCCAGGTGTCGTAGCCCCGTCCCACGGTAGGAGCCATTTGCTGTTCGACTGAGAGCCCGAGCCAACCACGATCTTGGTCTTGGTCAGGTTAGTCGCTTGGGACGGGCAGTTACCGACGATGGCGAGCATAGACGCGTCGATCTTGCCGGCAAGCCCGTAGGTACCGTTCCCTTGTGGGTCATAGGCGCGCAGAAAGAGCGGAAGCTCGTCCCAGGCTCCAGAGAGACCGTTCGGGTTGAGCAATGTAGTGCCAGTATCGAGATATTGGATGGTCGAATGTCGGAGAATGCGAACACCGAGCGACGAGTCAACTACGATCCCACCTTCAGCCCCGCTCACGCCTGTCAGCGTCCCAAGGTCGGTGTTCATTGGGATGTCGGTCGCGGCCGGCGTGCTCGCGCCACTGCTCTGGTAGTTGATCAACACGAGGGGCACATCGGGGGTAAAGCCGGCGTGCGGCGTGTAGGTACCAAACCAGGTGAGCGCGTCGTAGCTGCCGTTCGCGTTATGGTCCATCGCACACGCGAAAAAGTCGTCGTCCATCAGGAAATGGATGCGGTTTGGGCCGTCACCGAAGCTGGTCCCGTTAACCATTGAGCACACATACTGCCGAACGGTGGCGCCGCTTCCTCCCGCTCCATTGGCACGAGGCCACACGCACAAGTTCCCACCGTTCGGCACCCAAACGTTCGTCCCGTTCTTCGAGTCGGCACCGAGGTTGCCCGCACCGCCGTTCCAGGGGTTGCCGCCGCTGGAGTCGAGCGCGAACTGGACGGCGAGCTGGTAATACAGAGCGCCAGCCGCTGGAGTGCCGGGCGCCGCCCATCCGTCGGTGTGGTGCCATTGGACGAGCACGTAGACCTTGAGACCATCTACACGGTCCCAGCGCCAAACCCCAAAAGCGTTTTCCCCGCTGTATGAGGCGTCGCTGCTCCAACCTCTGATCGTGTTCGCATCCACAGCTCCAGCCCTAGGATTGGAGCCTCCAGCATTGCCTGCCTGACTCGCAATTCGAGTCATCTGAGTGTTGGAGTCAAAGAACCTCACGAGCGCCGCGAACTGGTCGCGGTAGAGCGCTCCGTTCGGGGAAGCCGAGAAGAAGTGATCGATGCTGCCCTTCAGTGTACCGCCCATTGTCCTACCTCACGGAATCCTTTGAAAACTCTTCTGCTGCTCGCATAGTACCAGCAGGTCCTCGGGGGTCGTTGTCTCGTAGTCAAGAACGTCCCACTCTGGAATCTGGTCGTGATGATCGACATGAAGTATGAACTCCGAGCACACCATGGCAGAGGGTGAGGCCAGTGGATTCTTGACCTTGATCCTGAGCCACCGGAAGAACAGAACCGGAATGAATCCGAGGAGTGAGACGTAGTCGTATTTCTCCCCGAGCATCAAGAACGCATGCTTGATGCCCTCGGTGATGTCGGGTTTGAACCTGTATTCTGCGACCTGTCGATTCTCCGCGAACCACTTGGCCCTGGGGGTCACCTGCACGCCCCCACTAGTGCAGTGCAGGAGCATGGGTATCCCGTAGACGTCCAACCCGATCATCACGTGGCTGGCCTTGCTGCGCGTGAACCACATGATGATTCGAGAGATCCAGCTGCTTGAGGTCGAGAACACCAGCGTCATCACTTCTTCACCATGTACTCTTCGGCAAACCCGTCGGCTACGAGCTTCTCGTTGATGTTGATCTCTGCACTGCCTGCCCGCACGAAGATCGTTGCCAGCCAGCGTCCGTACTTGTCTGGCTTGTAGGTTTCGATCCTGAGCTTTCCCAACCCACAGAGTCGTTCGACCTCAGCTTTGGCAGCCAAGGCCTTCTCCCTTACCTCGGCTGAGACGCCATGAAGTTCCGGTGTGTCGATCCCGTAGAGACGAAAGCTGTCCTCGAAGGTCAGTCGGAACCCACAGTCCACCTTCAGGACCACGGTGTCACCATCGATCACTCGGACGAGCTCGGCATCGTATTCGTAGCTGGTCATACGTCCTCCGACGAACAGTAGAACGTGGCGGTCGCGCGCTCGCCCGAGTAGGGCACGTCGCCCTCGAGCCGCACCCTCATCTCCATGAGCGCCGCCGAGGTCAGGACCCGGACCGCACCATAGCGGAACGGGAACCCATAGCGAGGTCGGGTGTTGCCCCGCACGCTCCCGCCCATCGCCGGGATCACTGGGTAGCTACCCAGCGCCTCGTCAACGATCTGATCGAGCCTCATGTACCGGGTAGCCTGAAGCTCGATGAGCGTACCGGGCGGTAGTACGTCGGGAACGAGCTGCGGGGCGAAGTAGTCGGCGACCCCCCAGGCCCCGAACCGGATCGTGTCGTTCAACTCCACGTCGTCGCTGAACTGCGCCTCGGCCGACTCGATCTTCAGGAGCTTGCCGGGTGTCGGGCGCATGATCCATGTCGAACCCCTGGCCGCCGAATACGTCGCCTTCACGACCTTGCCGGCCTGTGAGCTGAAGAACGTGACCTGCCCGGTCTGGTAATCCACGTCGTAGTCACCACCCGACGCAGCAAACGGAGCTCGTTGGGTCATCTCGACCGCATCCACCGTGACCACGATCTTGTACTCGTGCGTCGGTGCCGCCTCGGCAGCCACGGCCTCCTCGTCCATGACCTTGCCGTGGGCCATGTCTACCCACTTGGGCTCTACACTGTTCCAGGTCAGTCCGTCCCCTGAGTCCGCAAGCACTTCGTCGGTGATGCGTTCTGACTCCGAGTACCAGGTCGTCGGGTCGCAGAAGTTGTGCGTGGCGTAGATGACCTCGGAGCCCAAGCGTCCGACCTGGGCCACCTTCACGGCCTTGTCGGCCTGCTCACTATTGAGCCCGACGGTAGGAACACTCTCCTCGGTCTGACTCAGATGTCCAACACTCACAGCTTCACTCCCTGGATGTGCGCCTCGGCGAAGTTAAACCCAGTCAGGTTGTCACGCACTGTCAGACGGATGTAGTCGGGCTCCTGGTACGTCCCAGCCCGAGCCAGATTGAGCTGCGTCGGCAGATGGATCTTGGCCCTCATCAGATTCGGGTTACCCGTGACGATGTCGAAGTCCTGACAGATCTCGATGATGTCACGGGTCCGTTTCATGTTCTGCCAGTTCACATAGAGGTCAGCCACCTTAGCTTCGAGCCACAGGCCATTCGCCAGCGTGCTGATGGCATTCAACACGAACCGGTTGCCAAACGACATGGCGCCACCCTCGAACAGCAAGGTCAGGGCCGTCACCTGGATGTCGTAGTTGTTCGGCGGGTTGTACTCGAACACGACCGGAGTAGCGCTGCCGTCTACGGCCAAGCTCGCGGGGCCACCCCCAGACACGTTGATCGCAGTCGCAAACAGACGTGACGGGATCGCATCAATCGAGCGGTTGGCGTAGGGCTTGTAGTTGGTCTCGAAGTCGGCTTTGTCGGCATCGTTCTGGGCCTGGCTGTAGCCTCCAGCAACAATCCCAACAGGAACCACACCTTTCCAGATCGTGCAGGACAACACCTCCGGCACGTCGTAGCCATAAACTAGGTAAATCTCAGCGTCTTCCTCGTACTGAAGTACGATGCTCTTGTACGGGATCAGAGGCTTGAGCCACGTCCAGTTCCCAGACCGTTCAGGAGTTCCCTTGAAGTTGATCATGTCGGCAACTCCGACCAGTCAAACGAAGCCTGCATCGTAGCGTTGTTCACACCAGGGACACCATACGCCGTCACCCTGACAAGCCCCGGAATGCGGATGTGGAAATCGTACGTGCGTTCGAACAAAGCCTGAAGCAACAAGACGCCTCCGACTACAACTTCAGCGCTGTTCGGCACCAATGGGGATGTGTACCTCAAGAAGACCTTCCCCGTTGTTCCTGCACCGCCAGACTGAATCGAGGCGACGAGCACAGCCAGGTCTACAGACCATCCAGTCGGCGTGTAGTGGTGCGCCCAGATCGTGCGGTTGTCTCCGACACCAGCAACGTAGCTGCCAGTACCGATACTTCCAACTACTCCACCGCCTCCACCAGTCGCACCGTACAGCGTGATCGTCCCTACGTTAGAGCCCACTGCCCCAACAGTCAGAACCTCCATCAGCTCGATGAACCGGATATCGGTCGCTACCGTGTTAACGGGCGTCACCCCGTTGAGCGTCACGACCTCTTCAAACGGACCGTCTCCGGCTCCATCAAAATATCGAATCTTGACTGTCCTGGCGCCAGTCCCTGCCGCAGCATCGTTAGCACTGCTACTAGCAAGTGACCTCTGGGCTGCCGCCGCCGGTTCGTTGTATGCCGTCGCTCGAAAGACTTGCAGCGTCCCAGATGTAGCGCCGCCAAGCACAACCAAAGCAGAAGAAACCCCCGTTCGGGCATTCGCTGGAGTGAACGTCACAGGGATGGCGGACTGATTCGACGCCATGACGACGGGGATCGAGTCCACCATCGTCTTCTGCCCCACAGTCGGGGCAGTCGAGCCCATCCAGGCCCCGATGTTCTCGTCGAGCCGACCTCCAACAAGAGCGGCGGGAAGCTGTGGGGTATCTACGGTGAGCGACCCACCATTGTCGTCCACACTGAGGACCCCTGTGGAGTCGCTGGCAATGGTGACCCGAAGAGCCGCTGCCTCAGTCCCCCCGCCAACCACCAGGACAGGGACTCGGGCCGTGAAGGTGCTCCCGGTCAGCAGAGTGGCCAGGGTGGCCTCTGTAGCGGCCCCAGACGGTAGAGGAAGGCTCGCAACGCTGATGGGTAGAGCCTGACCCCCAGAGACGCCCTGAACGCTTAGAACGCCTCCTGCGGGTGTCCCAGCCACCCCAGCGCCCACGAAGACCTGCTGGCCAGAGCTATTGACTCGAACGAACCGCAGATTCGTCCCGTCGTACCCGACACTCACGAAACCGCTCTGCCCAAGCGGAATGGCAAGCCCATCTGAGACGGCGAGCCCAACACCATCGGTGTTGAACGGGATCACTGCCGGAGACTTAGCCATCAGACAATCGTCCTCGTGCGGCTGACCTCAAAGATGCTCGAGTAGCTAATCGTATCAGTCACCGTAGCCAGCACCGTGGAACCATCGGTGTCGTAGACCTTCCACTGGTCCGTCGCGATGGTCTTGTTGGCGTTGTAGGTGACGATCTCCTCTACGATCTTCTTGAGCTTTGCTGCCGACTCCCACCAGATGAACGAAGTCGGAAATGGGTCGGCTGCAGGCAACGTCTCCTTGTAGGCACCAGACGCAAAGCCTTCAGCCGGACCATCTTCGATGAAGTGGATGAGCTGCCTGAGCACACGATGTTGAGCTTCGGAGATCCCAGAGCCCGTCAGTCCCTTCTCTACGCCCTCTTCGTAGAACCGGAACCCACTGCCTGTGACATACCTGAGCTCCCCGTTGACAGTAGGCGCAACCGCGCCGGGCTCCATGAGGATGCCCTCCTCCTCCCTGTCACCGGGGAATCTGTCAGCTGTTCTAGGCACGGACCGTCTTCTTCGTAGTCTTGCTCTTCTTCGTGGTCTTCTTGGCGCCGTTCGGCTTGCTCTCTGGGATGCGCCGAGCCGCCAGAGGGTCACCCGGGTGCGTACCCGTAACCCTCGCAGCCGGGCGCCCGAGCTCCAGGTCCTCGTCCCCATCACCACGAAGCTGTGCTTCGATGGCGGCCTTCACGGCCTCCATCTTCCCGCGCTCCACATCCATGACCTTCTTGGGGATCCCCATCGCCTTCGTGAATGCCGCAACCATGCCGGCAGCTCCGATCTGAGAGTTCTGGGCCTGAAGCTGCATGGACTCCACGATGTTCATGGCCCTAGCGATGAACTTACGGACCAACCCCTCGATCTTCTCGGGCTCACGGAGCTCATCGAACTTGATGGTCCCTTCCTCGACCTCGCGCTTGAACACGTCCACCAGGTTGCCGATGTTCTTGTAGGCATCCCCCAACGCGTTCTTGGCGCCCGCGTACATGTGCTCGTTCTTCTGCGCCTCCTCCATCATGTCTTCGATGGAAGCGCCAATCTCGTTGGCGGTCAGGATTTTGACCTCTGCTTTGTCGATTCCCATGAACCCTCTATACCAAAGAAGCCAGGGCGCCGTCAGGCACCCTGGCTCCCATCAGGTTAGGCCAGGGGCCTAGACCCACTTCACGAGCGTGAGCTGATCCGGCTTCGTGCCCGTACCCTTCAAGGAGAACTCGAACTTGAGCTGCCCGTTCGCAAGAGCCGTACCCGGATAGTAGTCGTGGTTCGCGCCGGCGTTGGCACCGGGGCGCAGGAGCACACCATTCAGGTACAAGTCGTAGTCCTGCAAGAAGTCGCCACCACTCAGATCACCGAGGTCGGTGTCGAGATTGTTGTCGTTCGACGGACCCGACACGTCGGTGTCCGCAGCCACGTTGGCGGTTAGTACCGCCCAGACCTTCGAGTGCAGATTGGCGTTGCCAGCCTGAACGATGGCGTTGAGCAGCGAGACTTCACCGAAGGCCGTCTCGAAAGCGTCCCACTCAGCCGTCGTATCGGAGAGCTTGATGCCCTGGGTCTGCGCCCACGTTGAGCCCGTCTGATTTCCGTCGTCGAGGAACAGCTCTGCGGCGCCACGGACTTCGAGGTCACCGGAGGAGGTATCGATCACGCCATCAGAGACGCCTACCCGAATCGGCCGAGTGCCACCGCTCCGTAGAGTAGCGCCCGCCGAGAAGTCGTTGACGACCGCGTTCACGTCGAACGTATCCACATCGGACCCAAGCTGCACCGTAGTGGTGCCGCCCGTGCTGCCCTCAGTAACGCGGAACAACGTGGCGTTCAGGAGGTCACGCAGCTCCCAGAAGATGCCCGCTGCGTTCAGGTCCAACGTGGAGTTGGTCGTGGTTTCGACCGGCGTCGTTCCCTGGTTGTCGTAGACATCCTGTCGATCCACGGCAGCGGCGGCCGGGATGTCGATGACGGCACCACGCAGGAAGTCCTGCTCACTCAGGTCTTCGAGGCGAACGCGCTCTCGATAGGCGTAGTGGATGGTGCGCCCAGCGATGTCCACCGACGGGGCATACTCCAACGCAGTTCCAGCATTGTTGAACCGCACGAAGCTGATCTGAACGCGAGTCGGCGTCGTGTCCGAGATGGTGTGCCCATCCGTTACGGTCTCGCTTTGGAGCAAGCCATAGATGATGCGGCCACCGCTCAAGATTGGGTCGTGCGTAGTGGCGCTGTCGATCTGAAGCAGGTTCTTCGGATTGAGGGCATTGGAGCCCGTCACGTTGTTGAGCGAAACAGCCCCGAAGCCTGCGACGTAGGCAACGACAGTGCCGAGCGTAGCCACGGTCCCCACCGCTGCGGTTGTTTGCGTCGGAAGCTCACCAGTTCCGAGAATCACCAAGTCGCCAGCGCCGCCCGTAAGCGTAGCCGCTCCCCAGTCCGGGTCAGCAACCGACGACGTGGTGGCAATCAGATTGCCTTGGGTGCCGCCCAACTTGGCTTCGACATCGAGCGTCGTAGCTCCGACCGCAGTAGCGGTGACGGTCGGATGGAGGGTCATCGCCGCTGCGTACTGCGTTCCAGGCGTACCCGTCAGGTTGATGGCGTCGTAGAGGTTCTGGAGCGAGGTAGCCAGCGAACCGCCGAGCTGCACATTGCCATCCACGTTCGTGAGCGTGGCTTGGAACGTGTAGACCTTCGTGTCGATGGTCACCGTGTCGGTGTCGGAGAAGTTCACCGTACCCGTCAGGGTCCCCGTGGCCTTCACCTCGGCGGGCACCGTCACATCCGTGATCAGGTACACATCGCGGAGTACCCGCTTCTTCTCGACCAGGTGCAGGGCATCGTTCAGGTCATCGACACCACGAAGCGTGCCGGCCTCGAGTGCAACGGGCGCCGTCTGAGCGTCGTACCAGTTACCCGTCTGAATGTCCTTCAGGTAGCTCAGCATCGACCTCATGTTGTTGAGGTCGTCGAGGAGGGTGCTGGGGTTGGTCTGATAGTTGGCCAGTGACGGCGCCACTGCATCCGAGTAGCCCCCATCCGATGTATTTGACGCAGCAATCTGGTCGTCTTGTCGAATGAAAGTACGGCTCATCTTTTATCTCTCCGTGTAGTCAACTAGCAGGATGTCCGGCTTGCTCGCTCCAGCCCTAGGGATGAAGGCTAAAGTGATTGTATCAAACCCAGTGCCAGATCCCCCACTCTCTGACAACGTGTAGTCATTAGCTGCACCAAGCCGTAGCCGCACGCCGTTCAGATAAACGGAGATGCTGTCCCCAGGAGCCTGGTGGATGAACTTGGTTGGAGTAACGAACGTATCTGTCGCACCATCTACTTGTGCCGACAGGTCTTCTCCAATTCTTCTTCCGCTCCCTGGCCTGGTAACCAGATCGAAGTTGCCAGTAAACGGGTTGAAAACGATCTTCAGTCGGGCCGCCATCAGGTCCTCCCAACTGTTTTGAGCTCCCCATCTATGTCGTAGGTAAGCGTCAGGGTGGCTACGGTGATCCCTCCAGAACCACCTATTTTGTAGTCGATAACGGTGGGGTCCCCATTGGCATTTCGGCTCACGATGTCTATGAAGTCGAACATCTCGGGCACGAGCTTGTTCATGTCCCGAACAAGCCATGCCGACCCCCCTACGGGGCCCTGAGCTACTGTGACGGAGTCAGTAGACTTGTCGAGGTAGCGGCCGACCGTAATGACTGCCATGTCATCGCGCCCGATCCAAAGCGTAGACGCTAAGCCCGAATAGAAGGGCTGAGCCGGTTACCCCTACGATGACTCCGAAGGTACGCGTGTTGTACCAAGAGGGGTTTCGCAGCTCTTTCTCTAGCTCCACGTTCCTCTGCTCGAGCTTGAGGACACGCGCCTTGAGGTCCCTCTCCGACTCTTTGTGCGCACCCTCAGTAAGAGCCAGAATCTTCCTTCCAGCAGCGAGCTCCACATCGCACTTCTTCTTCTCGGCCTCCACATCGATTTTCAGCCGTAGCTGGTATTGCTTCAGCCAGTTACCCCAACGCAGTGCGGTGTCATAGTCATAGAGCATCCCAGAGTAAGGAGCCGGCTCTTTGAGCTGCAGAGGCTGAATCTTGTCCGGGCCCGGAGGTATGCTCTCTACGCTCTGTGCCCGAGCAGTCGAAGGGAAGACCAGCAAAAGTACGAGAACGGCGGTCCCCACCTGTTTGAGCATCTCTGAGAGGAAGCCACTCCAGGAGGCCTTCTTAACTCTAGTTGACAGGCTCGTGTCCTTAACCGCACCGTTCTGAGGCTTCACAGACTCCTGCGGCTCATCCCCCAACATAGCCTTCATCATCTCTACAGTCATGCTCATCATCCGCCCAAAGAACTTCTTGGGGATGTGCGCACGGTAGCAGGCTATGGCCTCGTCTCTGTTATCGAAGCCCAAGAAGATCTTGTACTCATCGAAGCTCCCGTCCGGCTTTCTCTGAACCACCCAGAAGGCGTTTGCTGCCTTCTTGCTGGGTCCGATGAACACGTCGAGTCCGTCGCTATCCCCTCCCAGGGTCTTAGGGATGAACCCATAGTCGACCTTGTAGGTTCTCCGCCACTTGGCACCGCTGTGGTCAGTGCCGAACATGATGAATCCCTTGGGTCGGTCTACCTTGACCTTGAGCCCCTGGAAGTCCGTTTCGAACTTCACACTATCGGGGCTAGCAGGCTTGCCCTTGTAGAAGCCGCCCTCTACTTCCGCCTGCTTGATTAGGTCCGCCGCCCAGGTCATGGGTACAGCCTACCAAAAGTGAGGTAAAAACGGGATCAGTCGCTCGCCAGCAGCTTTTTGACTTCGGCGTCGTACCAACGCGCCACTCGGGCCCTGAATGGCCACATCCAGAGGTAAGTCGCTCCACTTACGAAGTTGTGGATCATGGCCTCTCTGGCTTGTTCCGTGAACGCCTCCGGCCCCCAGTACTCGAGGCGTGCCCGAAGAGACTCTTCGTAGGCTTCCCGCTCGAACTTGGCTCTGAAGGTGAATACAACGGGCAGGACCAAAACGTAGAGCAGGCTGAACAGGACCTTGGTGTAGCGCCGCTGTTGTCTCAGGTGCACCCGTTCGTGCCGAAGAAGCGCAGCCCTCCCCTCATCACTCATGTCTTCCCAAGAAGGTGCGACATACAGAGTATTCCCCACAGTCGTGTGAAACCCTGTCATGAACGTCTTGTTGAAGAACAGGATCTTCGACAAGAAGCGCATGAAGCGGCTATCACCCTTACGCACAACGGAGAAACCAGGGAACTCCTTCTCAGTCTCCGACAAGACATCGCTGTATTTAGGGCCCACTGCGAACACTCTTTCCGACCTCCAACAGGTATTCAGCTAGCTTGTCTGGATCTTCCTTGAGGCTCTCTACCTTCTTCTTCTGCTCATCGGTCAGGTTCTGAACAGTCTCTTTGTGCTCCTCCTCGATCTGAGCGAGCTTCTCTGCCTTTTCTCTTTCTACGGCTGCAACATCCTTCTTCAGCTTTTCGCTGATCTGGCTTTGCACTTTCTCGTGCCCCTCGAGCTCAGGAGAAACCACCTCCAGCGCAGCCGGCTTCTTGGCAGTCAGCCTCCCTATCAGAAAGAGAAGAATGCCCACTGGAAAGAGCAACCATGTCCAGTACTTCTTGAGCCACGCCCAGATGGCCGCCAGCACCACAACTACTCCTTGGGGTCTTCTTTGGGCTCTGTAGCCTCAGGGGGCTCAGACTCTCCTGGAAGCTCGACGCCTGTCTCCTTCAGGATCACCTTCTTGAGGATCTTGTACAGGAAGCTCGAGAACCAGCCCACGCCAGCTCCGAACATCACCTTCCCTCCTAGGGTGTCGATCTCGCCGAACAGCCAGGTCGACTTGCTGAGAGAGAACAGCCCTCCAAGCACCACCGGGACCGCGTAGATGATGACGCTGTTCCACCACATCTGCGACTTGGATGCGTAGGCGCCTGTGCCCTTCGGGTTCTTGAGTCCGGGCCGCAAGATCTCGACGATCCGCCGGATGAAGAACGTGGCGATGAAGACTGCAACAGCCAACGCGAAGGTGCCAGGACGAAGTATCTGAGAAGTGATCTGTTCCATTTTCTTGACCTACTGGCGACCGAATACCTGAAATGAGAAATGGCCCTGGATGCCAGCAGCATCTTCTTGTGTGTGGCCGGCAGTATCGTAGAAGTAGACCTTGAACCCGCTGGTCAACAAGTTGGTGGCCTTGGCCACTCTGTTGAGGTTCGAGACGTGGTTGTCAGTCACCACAACCGAGTAGTTAGCCGTGCTCATGTTGGTGTGGAATGACAGGTCGAGATGATCTGGCGGGCCGGCCCCATTCAGCCCCGCTGCATTCAGGTTGTAACCATCCAACTTGGTGATGACGCCAGCGTTGTACTCCAAGTACCCCCACGCCTTGCAGATGTTCATGGCGGCGAGCGCGTTGGCCGATGGCGCTGTACCGATCGGATGGTTGCCGATCAGCTGGATGAGCCCGCGATACCCCGCATCGGAACCCTCCACGATGATGTCCTGCCAAGAACCATCACCCCACGGGCTGGCGCTTGCCGACGGATAGACCGAGCGGATGGAGAGCGCGGGGTTCGAAAGGTTGGGCAGCACGGTCTTGAACGAGTCGGCCGTGGCGTCCCGGACCCACTGGGAGCCGTTCCAGCGAGCGTTGTGGGTATGGACAATGGCACCGTTCTCGCCGCCGTCTACCAGCAAGTACACGCGCTGCGTAGTGACCGGCGTATCGTCCACGATCTGAGATTCGTATAGCAACTGATAGCCGACCGCCCCGGTCAGTGTCTTCGCCGTTGCGCCAGCGGGCTGCCCTTCCCGCAGAAGGACTTGTAGATCATCGAAATGAGGCATGCGCTTCTCCTATCACGGACCCGTCACACCGCCACCCGGATAGGCAGTCTTGGTCACCAAGAAACCATTCAATCCAAAAACCCCATCGTAGCGGGTCACCGAGTCCGGCCCTTGCGTTGGGGTCTTATCCCCCGAGGTGCTGAATACGAAGTTGTAGGGGGACGTTGGCCACGCCAGCGTGAACGTCGAAACAGCGGCGCCGAGGCGAACTACAACAGCACAGCGCTGTCCATCAGTGGCACTCAAGCTACCCGGGAGAGTCAAAGTCAGTGTCTCTCCATCGGAGGTCACATCAATGACCAAGAGAGGGTAGGCATCTAGGTCCCACTGCTGAGACCCCGTACCCGACACAGACATCGACTGGCGCTTGTACTTGAACGCGCCAAAGCTGCTGTTCCCACCCGTACGAATACCACCGTCCCCCTGTAGGACGCCGTGGGTCTTCGTGGACGAAAGTCCTAGGAGCGCGCCGCTGTACCCCGTGGAGGCGTCAGCGTTGAAGCCCATCCAAGCTAGGGCGTAGCTAGTGTTATCGCGAGCTCCGAAGATCGGGAAGGATTCAGACAGAGGTGCGGTGTGCCCATTGGGGGGACTCACGAAGTGCTGGAGGTTCCCCAGGTACACAACGTCACCCGAAGGGCCGTTCACTAGATCATACTTGACCCCCGTGCTGGGTCCCTGCCAGAACTTCGTGGTTATCCAACGCAGCGTGACGGATTCGTTGGGAGGGAAAGCAGGAGTAGCGCCTGAAAGGTCTCGTACGTAGCAACGGCGCTGATCACCCGTGTCGAACTGAGTGATGACGTAGCACTCGACGGTGCCACTAGCGCGGGTGACCTCAAGGAGGTCGAACCCTGTGTTGACCGCTGATTCTAGCGAGCCGTTGTAGAAGAAGTCTCCCACCCCAGCCTGCACTACGTCGCCGCCCACACCGCCTGGGTTCAGAGTAGTTCCAGTGGCGTACCCCGCACGGATCTGCGTACGAACGGTACCTGCCAGAACTCCTGTGTAATCGTGGGGCCAAACGGAAGCGAAGGAACCAGCGCTGTTTGCAGGCCCCTGTTCAGCCGAATCGGTAGACCCTCTATCACTGACGTAGTGAGCAAAGCCTAGGCCGCTGAGTTCACCAGAGATGAACCCTCCAGCGCTAGATGCGCTGCTGAAGGCCTTCCAACAAGCACCTATTGGGTCATCGAATAAGGCTGTTGTGTCCTGTACGTCTACAGCAGGGGCGGGCCCATCTCTGTTGATGACCGCGCCTGCTCCTGGGGTATCCAACGCCGCAGCGCCGGCACTGGAGGCATTTCGATATCGTGCATCGAGCCCCCCACGAAAGATCGCACCCACCGAAGGCGCTGTAGTGGCGTGCGCGGGCAGGAGATCCGCTACCAAATCGCTGGGATGCGTCGCTAGGTTCCCGCGATCGGCGTACCAGACGATGTAGGTGACCCCGTTGGGGATCGTGGCGCTGAAGTTCAGCGTGATGGGGTTAGCGGCGGAAAATCCCGTACCGAGCGTTGCCCCCGAAATGCTGGAGACGACAATTTGGGCGCCTGTTACCGGGTCGTACAGAGGCTCTAGGCTGGGGTACGCCGTGAGGACAAACAGAAGCTCTGCTACCGCCCCTGGATTTCCGACGAAGACTGGTGTGACTGAGCCATCTAGATCAGTAGAAGTATCTCCTGCGGACACCACCACTGCGAGGTTTCGGACCGCCAGATCTCTGTGGACTACATCGTCCAAGTAGTCCGTGTTCTGAGCAAGAGCGCGGTGCCCCCGGTTGAAGTGGACGCTTGTGGCGTCCTCCCCGAATGCCACGAAGTACGTACCCACGTTGGGGCCCGCACTCTTGGCCCCGTCAGCAAATGCGCTACCGCCAGCGCCCACACCGCCGCTCGTGACATTGATGCGGTCGTAGGCCGTTCCGAAGATAGTTCCTGGAAAGGTTACGCCGACCCCTAGAAAGTAGGTCGGGTCAACGTATCGATGAAGGGGCATCCTGCTCTCCTAAAACTTCTGGGGAGTATACAGTTGGAACTATCCGAAGATGAAGGTCCAGACGACCTCGAGCTCTACCGCCGTGGTCTTCGTAATGGTGTCGAACGTGTCGTAGGCGATGAGGTTGTTCTTGTACCCCTCAGGGTTGGCCGCTGAGGTATACAGGCCAATCTCACTCAGGGGGACTCCCAGGAAGGGAGCGTAGCTGACCTCCACTGAGGTGAAGACCCTACGAAACGCAGTTCGCTGCGCTGTGGGGTGCTCTGCCGGAGCTTGTATCAACCCGAGCCACTTGTCCCCAGCAAGCCCGGGGTATGCACTGCTGGACCCAGTAACACGAACAGGGCGCTCCAGAGAGGTGACCGTACGATCCGTATCTGTCTGCACATTGGCGCCAGAGTAAGGAGGGCTGATGGGAGACGTGTCCGCAACAGATGGAGAGGTCTGCCGGTTACCTCCTATACCGAACCCCATGTACTTGACGCGATAGTTGTTCTCGGGAACGTCGGGGCTGAAGGTCACATAGGAGATGAGCTGCGAAATCCACTCTCTTCCTAGGTCCACGAAGATGTTGTGCGTCAGACGACGGTCAACAATCTTTCCCCGCTCACGAGCAGTGATGTCCAGGTTGTACCGGACTTCGATGTCTTCAAAGATCCTCATTCCAAGAACCTCACTGTCCAAACAAACTCGAGCTGAGTGTCGTCGTCCAAGTAGATGCTATCAAACGAGATGTAGGCCAGCACTTCGTTGTAGGCCGTGTTTACGTCAGCCGCGCTAGTGAGCAAAGCGGCTTCTGTTATCGGCACTACATGCACCGGTCCCCAAATCCCAGTGATATCTCCCCCTGATGTGTCGATGGGGGCGTGCAGGGTCAGGGAGATGTCGTCTTCGTACCGTGTGGTGAAGACCCCTTCCGTAGGGCCAAATAGCCATTCATCTGAGGGGGCACCTGGGTACGCGGTGGCACCTCCGGTCCTCTTTACAGGTAGCTCGAGGGTAGTGATGGGCGGGTAGCCAGGGAAGGCTACGTTGTACTCGTTCCCTGCCGTGGCGTTGGGGTCGCTGCCCGCCGGGTAAGTAGCAGCCACAGTAGGGTCGACAGAAACGCCCCCTCGCGTGCCTCCCATACCCAGCGCAAAGTATTTGAGGCGGTCGCTGCGTATGGGTACGTCCGGATCCAGAGACGTGAGACTCACCATCTCAGCCAGATAGGTGTGGCCCACACTGGTCCAGATGTTGTGGAGCTCCCGTACCTCTACTAGCTGGCGCTTCTTGTAGTGCTTGATGACTACGTTGTTCTTCATGGAGCCAGCTCGCTCTTCATGCAGTAGGTGCTAGCGGGCACTGGAACGTCTACCTGCCACTGCCCATCCACGTTCTGGATGAGGGCCGATACCCTGCTCCAGTTAGGCGTCCGCGCAACTGTGCCCGCAGCAGGACGGACCAAGACGTCTATCACGTCAGTAGGCACTGTGGCGATGGCCAACGAAGCATCCGTCTCCCGATTCTCCTTCACAGTGGACTGGAAAGCTCCCTGCTCAACGCTGTTCACCAGGACGGCCACTTCGTACCTAGGCCCTAGGTTCACGAGTGTCTGACCCAGCTCGCTGACAGGAGCGCCGCTTCCGGCTCTCTGTTCCCCGATGAAAGTGGACGGGTAGCCCGATACATCCACGACCTCAAATACCTGACCGGCGTTTGAACCAGTAGTAATGAGTACTAGGTCGCCCAGGAGCAGGTCTACATCCGGCCAGCCACCGCTTGTCTTCGCGAAGGCTGCCGTAACGATGTCGAGCACCGAGATACCAACACTCTGTCCGTCCCCCTGATCTCCCTGGAAGATGGCCGTCGTGATAAGAGAGGTACCAGTGAGCTGGGAAATATTGGAGCCTACCGGTGTTAGGGTCAGTCCCGCCAACGGGATAGAAGCAGGAGACAGCGCCTCGTAGTGGTAGTGCTCTTCAATCCCAGAGTCTATCTGGAAGGTAGAGTCCACCCTTGGGGTGAGGATCAGCGTCTGCGCGAGCTCGGTTACTGGTGGCCCACCACTGAGGATCGTTCCACGGAAGACCGTCGGGAATCCCGTTACATCCGTGACGAGGAAGGTGAAACCTGCGTTCGACCCTGTGGTGACCTGTATGACGTCCCCGAGCTCGAGGAGCACATCGTTCCAGCTACCTGAAGTCTTAGTGAAGTCTGCTTCTGTTGCTGAGACGAAGGCAATGTCAGCGGTGGCATCGGGATGCACCTCGCATCGCAGTGTGGCCACGCTGTCCTCTGGGCAGAAGTACTGCTTGTCCACACCCCACTTGATCGGAGAGTCCGGTGTCGGGTAGGTCGGTGCGACATCCCCATCTGTATCGACCGCGTTCTTCCAGGCTCCCGTCTTCATCCCCTCCGGGTTCCCAAGGGGGTCAGCTGACGGGTCAGGGTCGTCCACGATAGGCGCCCAGCCTGTTGCCGAGCAGCAGCTCTCGAATAGGTTCAGCGTAGGAAAGTACTGAACCAGATCCGTGAGGTCTATCTCGTCACCACCATCCGACACGTCAAAGCGGATGTAGAAAAGAGGCTTCTTGAAGACAGGCTTGATCTTGTTGACAAACTCCTGCGTGAACAACAGCGAGCTCAGATTGAAAGCCGCGCTGTTCACCCGAACCAAGAACGTGTGGAACTTCTGAACCTCGAAGAAGATGCCCTGGTTTAGGATACCCCGGAACCAGGTGGGGCTGTTCACGTAGTCGAGCACCTCAACGCCGGTCACTAGTGGCGCGAACTGATCGACTGCGTCGCCTACTGCGTAGGGCTCGTTGGTTACTGGGTTGACCTCCAGATCCAACACATTTGGATAGTCGTACGACCGGACAATGGCAGCATTGGCCGCATCCCTGATTAGGATCCGTCCCCTCTTCAGAATGAAGTCGTTTCGGATCTCTTCGATGACTCCCGCCTCCTCAGCGAACGGAAGACCGAGGAGAATCTGAGCACCTATTCGTATGTTTCTGACAGTGGGGCCGTTGTAGTAGGCGTACCAGAGACCGCGCACTGCCGAGAGGTAGTCGACGTTGTCGGGAAGAGCCGCAATCTCGTCGCGAAGAAGACCGATAGGGATGCCGAAATTCGCTTCTATCAGTGGACTATTGTCTACGTAGGTATACTCCGCCCAGAGCCGATCAATGGGACGAGCCCCCTCCCACACATCTCCGGCGTCAGAGGGGGTTCCAGACTGGAAGCGCAGAGCGGCCTGCCCCCTGAACGTGTCTAGGAAGTAGTCGGCGTTTTCCCTCAACGTCTCCTGATCGTCCTCGATCACTATGTTGGGGGTCAGCGTGGGTACTGCTTGAATCAGAGGGTCGACAGGTACGTAGTGTCTGCGGATGACCCTAGACAGAAGAACGGAAGTAGCATTCAGAGGAACCCGCTGAGCTAGGTCTTTGGTATCGAACGCCAAGCGGCCGAAGAGTCCCTCTGTGACACCAAAGGCCGTAGTCTCAAGAAAACTAGCTACCTGCTCGACAACAGGCGTAGCTGGGTCATCCTCGAGCGCCTCAAACTCCAGGACGTCCCCATAGTCAACAAGACCAGCGTAGAAGTTCAGCAGCTCAGACTGCACCCACCCAGGAAGCACCCAATCCGTAGGAGTACCGCTGATGTCCTCCTTCAGAAGAACGCGAGAGAACGCAAAGGCATCGGCTGGGTTATCAACGAGCTGAGCAATGCGATAACCCGTGCGGTCTAGAACGATGAGGTCATCTTCCTCGAGGCCCAACCCGCTCAAAGAGAAGTTGGTGTCGAAGGTGTTCCCGCCCGTGACCGTACCAACTCCACGAGGGTTGTCATTGAACTTGGGGTAGCTGGAGAAGATGGGGAGGGTGGAGTCACTCGTGAGGGTAAAAGGCTTATCCAGCAGAATCCGGAAGGTGTAATCCCCCGTGATGCGGTTCTCTACGGCCGTGACTCTGAAGCCGTCGTCTACCAGCGACCGGAGCCTGTTCTCAATAACGCCCCGAAGCTCCTGGATAGGAACGGTTCCAGGGCTATCGAAGGGCACCGTCACTGCAGCAGGGAGCGTACGCGTTGTGACGACTAGGCTCGTACCCTTGATTCCGGCAACTCCAGCAGCAGGCTGCGGGTCGGACAGCGCACCACCCCAGATTGTTCGCAGGGTGGTGAGCTCTGGAAGAGGCTCTGGAAGAAGTAGGTCGTAGTGAATCCAACGCCTGATAAACGACCGCTGAATGTCCCGCAGACTCTTCGAATACTCGAGCTGCCAGAGAGTGTAGAGCTCACTAGCTGCTACTTGAGCCAACGCTGTCCAGAACTGAGCGACGACATCGCTGTCTTCTACCAACTTCCAGAAGCTCAACAGGTAGTCAAAGATGAAGCTCGCATCTGGGTTGCACCCTCTAGGAAGAGGAGACTCCAGAACATTGATGAGCACCGTGTCCCTGTCCAAGCCCGTGGGGCTTGAAGGTAGGAAGCCATCGGTGACCAAGAGGTCGAACAGATAGAACCCAGGTACGTCTGGGTAGAATGTGGGTGAGACCGTAGAGGTGCCGCTGATGGCAGCCTGCCGAAGGATCTTGAACGGCTCGCCAGACACGTCATCTGGGATCTGCGACCTTTCCACGACTATGCGGAAGGGACCCGAGAGGATGGAGTCGATGGTGTACGGGACGCCACGAACCACCAGTACGTCCCCTACATCGAAGGGGCTCAACGCATGCTCTACAGCAGCCTCCCCGCTCGTGAGTGTGTTGGTATAGCCCGTAGGAGGGGCCTCTGGGGCGGTCGATCCGTCTCCCCCAGAGAAGATGAAAGAGCTCGTAGGAGGCGCATCGATGAGCCGCCACGCGTAGGAGAGCGGTTGCCCCTCCGGGTCGTAGCTCCTCTCGCCATCGAGCTTGACGATGGAGCACATACGAACAGCCTGATCGTCACCAGCATCCGCAATGGGCGCGATGTTTTCGATGAGCGCGCTAGAGGCAAAGCGAATGCAGCTGAAGGTGGCGCAGGAGCCGGCGCTACTAGCGCTCCTCGCACTGATGATCACCTCGTCTTGAGTGGGTGGTGGCGAGGCACTCGTATAGTCGAGCAGAGGAAGAATGGCGATTAGCTGCTGCCCAGTAGACGGTAGTAGCGTTGACTCAGTTACATAGATGAGAGCAGTACCCGCAGGAGCGTCAGCAATTATCCTAATGACGTACTCAACCCCCGGTAGCACCAACCCTGCCGTTCCAGGAATTGGGATCACAGGAGACGCGACTACCAGATCGGTTCCGCTGAAAGAGACGGAGCCGGTGTACTGCAGACCGTCGTCTGAGATGAATAGCCCCGCTGCGCTGCTATTGAGGCTGTAAGCTCCAATAAACAGGTGCTCATTAGGAAGGTCTAGGAAGTCATCAGGCAGAGCGTCGAAGACAACGGTGGCTTCTAGCGTGAACTCTTCGTTGACGTTGACGTCGAACTGAACATGAGCGGTGGGCGCTGCGGGGGCTAAACCAAAGCCGCTGCAGATGTTGAAGAAGCCAACGCCCCACGCGAAACTGTTGCCGTCCCCGAAGAGGTTGACCTCAAGATATGACGCGAGGTTACCGATGATCGAAGGGGTACAGACCTCAAAGACGTCCCAAGGGTCGCCCGTGGGTATAGGCAGCGACGGGCCTACTAGCGGAGCACCTCCCCCGCCCCAAGGCCCACCTCCCCACGGTCCACCACCGAATCCTCCAGACATCAGACCACCATCATACGTTGAACGCC